ATGGTGTGTTGGACAGGAGCTTGAGAGACACCACCACTACTAGACATACTACGGCCCAGAAAAAAGCCAGCAAGACCTCCGAGTAACGTGTCTTGCATTGAGTGATCCTGCTGCGCAGGTAGTTGTACTTGGCTTGTAGTTCCATCTGGATTCGTAATAGTTCCTACTTGAGGTTGAGGCGGTTGGCGATCACATGCAACCATCGCCACAGAAAGTCCAGCTACTGCTAGTGCTGTAAGAATACGTTTCATGTTAATCTTTCATCCAGTTAAGTTTGTTCTTTACTTCTGGTTCACGGTGCTCAATCACCGAGAAAAGTAGCCACCCAAGGAAAAGTAGCAGAGCTACCATGGGAATTACCCATAAACCATAATATTGAAGTGCAAAAATGAAAACCAAAATCAGCGAAACACAGGGAATTAATACTATCACAACTCCCACAAAGATTTGCAAATGTAGCATCCAGTCTACTACAGAAAGTGCCCTTTTCAAGGCACCTAGCCCTAGTTTCATACGAATTCCTCCATCATTGCATCTTCACCACTACCAATAAAAATACGCTCATCCACCACCGGCATGAATGGTTCTTCCTTGTCCTCATACATCGAGGCTTGACAATCTTGGCACAGATGAAACTGGCCACACATATCACAGGGCATTACAATCTCCTAGAGTTAATTGTTTAACAATTGCAAAGCCTACAAGGAAAACAGATAACCATACAGCAATAACCAATGGAACCTTTATTCCAAGTGTAAACAACCAATCATCAAAATTCACTACATGTTCCTTATGTTAAGTATTTCAGTTGAGTTAGGACCACTAGTATAAATCACACGCTTGATACCTACTGCTTTGATTGCTTCAAGACAATGTTGGCAAGGTTTTGCCATAGCCGTTTCACCTTTATTGGTAATTCGACTGACGTACATGGTACTACCGATTAGGGAATTCAGTTCTCTCCGCTGGAGTAGCTTGATGATTGCAGATTGCTCTGCGTGGATAGAACCGGGAAAAGGAAAGTGTACATGTTGGGAATGTTCCCCAACTTTGTTATTTGCGCAAGATAGTATCCTACCTGATTTAACTATTACTGCACCTAGCTTGTACTTAAATGTTGAATTGTTAGCAGCTTTGGTCGCCCGTGCTACATGTTTGGCAATCACTGGTATCCCATTCTACTGCCGAGAGTGCAGTAACCATAGAAGCTGCGACTACTACATCAGAATCGTAATCCGGCCCGTCGTCCTCAGCTGTTGCTTTACGAATTGCTGCTGGTTTTTGTGGTTTCACACGAGTTGGTCTTGGTTGTGAGAATTTTCTAACGGTGTATGGTGGAGTATATGGAATCTGTCCCATTCGTACAGGAGCAGGGCCTTTAGGCAGATCACGCTTTGGTGCCTTGATATACAACACCACCATTACTGCAAAAGCAAGGAACATAAAGAGAGCGAAATACATGGTTAGCTCCGTAATGATTAATGGAACATCTTGGGATCAACTGGTTGCAGGTGAATAACATCCACTTCTTCAACGATTGGACAATTGCCAATAACTGCACCTGCATACTTGAATACAGGCCAAGATTTGGCATCCTTAATTAGTGCTTCTGCACTTGTCGCTTCCACGATTCCGGGTTGAACGTTAGGCCGATGTGATTGTTTATCGACCCGCTTTAATACAGATTCATACAGTTCCTCTTGCCCCTTGGGGCTGATGTTGCGGGGCTTGAGTTGTTGATACACTTTAAATTGGGGCATGTTTATTTCCTTGGTTTCTTAGGATTAAGAGGAGTGCCGGGATTCATCTTGCGCCACTCGTCGCGGTTCACGGCCAACCTTTGACGGGTTTGTTGGGCTTTGGTTTCAGGATACCCAACTCGACGAGAATGGAACGGAAGAAGTTTTTCATGGAATGATGATCCCGAATTTCCACACAATCAGGACGAACCGATATTCGCCACAACGTCCGATGGTGAAATTGAACCAATCATCCCAATCAGACCAGTCAATTATGATCTGACCGTATTTGGTATTGTAGATTTTCATCGCCAGCAGGACCCATCTTTGTTGTGATTGGTTTTCCAGTTAAAGCACTTGTGGCAATGTGTTTGCGGCAAAGGTGCCGGAAATATCTTTCCCTGATCCATCAATTCAATAGCTTCTTTAACAGATTTTGGAAGAGCAATTTCATAGTTGGTTTCACCAGAGGCTTGCTCATTTGGAGCATGCAGGAAATGAGTTGTCCTATGACTTCCCCTATAAGCGATGGTTGGTCGTTTATAAGTTACATCATAGACAATTTGACCATCATGATACATAATTCTCCAATATGGTACGCCCTACAGGAATCGAACCCGTATCTCGGAGGTAGAAGCTCCGTGCTTTATCCATTAAGCTAAGGGCGTGTTGATTTAATACAGAATTATCGTGTCACCACGGACATCTAGAACTTGTGCTGACTCCAAACCAGTCTCTTGCTGGTCAATTTCTAGATACATCTGCAAAGCCTTACTTAAATCCTCCTGAGTCAAGGCTTCCACCGGCTTGTTGAATGCTTCGGCCAACAGTTCACAGAGCTTCATGTCCATAACTCCTCTTTCTCATGATACTTGTTACACTTTGCACAGTGCCTATGGGCTCGAGTGTAGCGATGCCAATTACCATAATAAGTATATTTCCTCTCTCGGTGTTCTGGATCAGACCACCTGCCCCATTTGTGGAATCCGAACTTACACCCATCTATCTTCGGCATGACTAACCACAGAATCACGGCCAAGCAGATGGCAAGAATGCAAATGAAACCCCAACCCATTGTCATGATTATCCTTAGCTTGTTAGAAAATTCTAACGTTTAAGCTGCCTTTTGGTGCACTTCTCGACGCAGCTGAAGCTCCATATGAGCACCAATTCGGGTACCGATGCTGAACATGTTGTGCAACATCGCCTTGTGCAGCTGTTTATCGACCTTCACGGCTTCGGCACGCTTGGCTTTCTTATCCGCACGTTGTTGACGCTTACGCTTGATGTTGAAAGCGGCAAGGTTCTTGGCGGCTTGGTCTTGGCTGATGTGATGTTCCATGTTTAATTCTCCGGTGTGTTTGGTTGATACTACTAGGCGACTGCTTGAATAACTGCCAACTTCTTGGCAAACTTCTGGTCCTGATTCAAGGCCGGGGATTTCTTGCGATGTACCGAGCTACGCCCCTTTGGTGCCGTGGTGCAGTCCAGACACACGTTATTGACACACGTCTGCTTCTTTTTGGTGCAGACATGGCATACATCCTTCTTACCAAACGGATTGACGAACATGTTTGTTCCCCTTAAAGCATGGAAGCTAGGCAGCTGATGCACAGGGCTATGAACAAGCCCCACCACATGGCAGTGATGCCACCAAATAAAAAGCCGCCCAAAGCACAGGCGGCAAAGAAAACAATAGCATTCGGATTCATTTATTTCACCCCTTGTTTGCGCTCACGCTTGGTGCGCTGGAACTGAGCGGGATGGGTACCAGCTTTCCACTCCGCATCTAGCCGAGCTTTCGCCTCAGCGTAAGTTTCGTTCTTGTGCATCCAAGTGATGACGGACTGAGCTTCAAAAGACTTGCGCTTCATGATAATACTCCAAGAGTAATTGATAGGGTGATAGGTACTAACTCGGGGCGACATTATTCCGGATTACTCCGGTGCCATCACTGTTTCAGTCCAGCGGTCCCCGATAGTTTAAGGACATACTAGTACCTATCATGATACCAACTACAGTACAACAATACGGTTTGGATTGTGTTACTTGACCTGCCGTGCATGACGGCTTGCGATCCGGATACTCTGGATCAAGTCAATCCCCCCTAAGAGATTGATTGTGCTACACATTTTTGTGAAGGCGCACGTTAGGGGTGCGCTCAAATTACAGCTTATTTAGTTGGAATTACTTTTATTCTTTAATGTTCTTGTCCGTAAACAGATATAGGCCAGCCCACAGAGTACAGATGATTGAAGATTGGCACGCGTACCACATTACCAAAGTCATCTGTCACATGCATGACTGACCTGAAACTTTTGTTAAGATACCAGTATCCCATCCTGTAACAGGTTTCTTTCATTTAATGCTCCTGAAAATAACCATCGTGCATGTAGAAGTCGAGCAATCTAACAGCGTTGCTCATATCATCCATGATATAGTTGCTTGCATCTTGATTATAGAAGAAACAATCACGATCGTGAGTATAAGTTTCTTGTTCCATTTTATCCTCCTGATTGGCACTGATGGTTGATTGCACTAGCTCGGGGACTCTCGCCTTTCACTAAACCCGATATAACCAGAATTCTATGGACACTAATGCAACCACTTGAGCCTGCTAGAACGCCTCGTAACGTGAGGTACGTAATACTTACCAAGAAGGGTTGCTTAACCTAATCTAACAAGCTCAAGAATAACGAGGGGTTCAGCTATCTTACGGCTGTTCATATGTTAGCCCCCCGGTCAGATGATTGCCAGTCACCTGATAACGTTAGAACTTTCTAACGCTAACGTAAAGTATTATTAGTACCTTACGACTTTGCGCTGGACTTTAGCTTAAATGACTTGGGCTGACGTTGAATCTATCAGCCCTAACCACTAGTATTTAATAGCAACCTGCATTCTATTTAGAGTAGCAAGCCTAGCTAACTATACCAGCCCTGATTGTTAAAGATACGTTAGATTTTTCTAACGCTGTTAACGGAACCTATTGGTTACGTGCGGACTTTCGGTCAGCATGGGATACATTATACGCTCCCTGTAAATGGGCACAAGCGTTACAAGACGTAGTATATCCATAACGCATATTGCCACGCCCTAATGTTTATCGACCTTTTCACACCCCCATCACATCATATAACTCATTGATTAATTAGAGAATGATAGGCAAAATAAAAGCCCGGCTTTACCGGGCGGAGTGCATAGATTTTAGACAATAAAAAAGCCCGCTTGCGCGGGCTTGAAGGGCGGACCACTTGCTTAGGCTGCTTGTGCCTTGGCGTATGCCATGAACACGCCGACTGCTTGAAGGAACGCCTTTTCTTCCGGCGTCTGGTCCTTGATCGAGAGATTCCCGATCTGCTTCACGAGGCTGTACATGCGCGCCTTGTCGGTTGGCTTGGCACGCGGAGTGCCTCCGGCCTTGGCGTTGTTGACCGCATCGGTGACGGTGACGCATTGGTCATTGTAGCCCTTGACCGCGTTGCGAATGTGCGTCAGTTTCGTGCGGGCGGCAGAGTCAGCCTTGCGCTTCTCACTGGCCGTGGCTTCGGTGGGGTTGACCACTCCCAGCTTCTTGAAGGCCATGGCGCGCCAGAGTTGGCGGATGGGCTCAAGGATGGTGTCGGGAATGTCATGCCCGTACTTGGCGACGTAGTGCTTGACGGCGCTGATACCGCCGCTGCCGATCTCAACAAGGGTTTGCTGCTGCTCGTTCAGGTGAAACGCCTTGATGACGTTGTCCGCCTTCTCGGGCTTCTGCATGCTCTGCGCCAGCGTGGCGGCGTCAACCGCCTTCATTTCGGGCTTGCCGACAGGGGCTTGCACTTCGGCTTTGGTAACTGCATTGGATTTGCGGGATGCCATGATGATTCTCCTATGAGAGTAAAACTGTGGATTGCCCTGTTAGAATTTTCTAACGTTTGGGCGGGTTTGTTAAAGAGCGAATGGAATATCATGTATTCCAGCTTCTATTATCCTCCGATTTAAGAAAGATGCAAGCGTTATGCGACATACCCTCGATTGTATTTGTTTATCGACCTTTAATTTAATAATAGTTAAATACTATCAAGCAGACGAAATAAAAGCCCCGTAAAGGGGCTGGAAGGGGTTCAGGCTAGGTAGGTATTACCCCATAGCCCGCGAGGGCGCACAGACCGTTTTAGACCCCTTGCAGAGGATTTGCATGGCGGAGTCTACCGGAACTGCTTTGGACCTCAGGTATTCAGCGGCCTTGAAGGTTCCCTGAGCGGCTTGAATGTCGAGAGCGGTTGACTTGAACCGCAGCCTCTTGGCGTTGACGGCAGCGAAGTTTATGGGAGTGGAAGTGGGAATAACTTGCATGTCAGAATTCTCCTACAGTAAGTTAAAGTCAGCGGATACTGACGTTAGAATTTTCTAACAAGAGTGGTTCAGTGTCAATAGTTTTGATCATTAAATTTAACTAACCCTGTAAGAGAATTGATAGTTAGATGAGTATCGAAGTGATAGTTAACTCGTTGGTTAAGTATTTTGTTAGAGGACACTCACTTTCACATTAATTTAACACTAGTGCTTGGACTGTATGCTTTAACAGTGTTGAGAGTGTTAGAATTATCTAACGTATTAATTTTATCTGTGAAGAGGGGGTGGGGGGAAAGTGAAAGCGGTGTGAAAATGGGTGGAAGGCATCTTCCTACGGTAACATTAATTTTTAGAATAAGGAACATTATTAAATTTAATCTGGCGCTTAGCTCGGTCAAACTACGACCTCGCGGGTTTAATTATTCTTCTATATATTTATTATATATATATATATATATTAAATATTTAAATATATACTTATATAAAAACATATAATAAAAAAAATATATAATAAGAATATATTTAAATATTTATATTAATATATATATATTATATATATAATATATATATATCATTAAATCTTCTTTTTGTCTAGTAAATCTTCTTTAATTTAATAAATTCCTCTTTTTAATAACTATTTCTTTAATTTAACAAATAGTTCTTGCAATTTAACACCATATGTGATATAATATTAATTATATGCTCTAAATTTATATAAAGGATTCTTATGAAATTTCTTCTTAGTTTACTATTCCTCCTTCTACCCCTAAGTGCTATAGCACAATCCCCCTCGCAAATTGCCATGGATTTCTGCGCTCATAATGCAGTTATCCTGCACGCTATTGCTACAGCAAGGGACAAAGGGGTTCCTTTCGAGAAAGTCATGGAACAACTGTCGCAAGGTAATGACGAGGAATCTTTAAAAGAATTTAAACCGGAGATCGAGAAAATTTATAAAGAAAAGAAATCTCCGGAAATGGTTGGAGAAGCTTATTTTGAAAAGTGCTTTCCAAAAATGACTAAATTAATCCAAGAAAAACTTAACGAAAAGTACAGGAGTTAAATATGGGTATTGCACATCGTAAACAAATGGGTTGTCGGCCTGAGGTTACCAAGACCGCATGCAAGTGTCCTCCAACTCCACAAACCAAACAATACAACCAAACTGGTCCTAAGTACACTGGTCCCAATTACAAGCAGAAAGACCCAAGTATTGCTTATGACCCAGACATGAAGATGTAAGGATTTAATGCCAGCACATATTCCCGGTACTACGTGGCCGATTAAAAAGAAGATCGAAGTAGTGGCAGCTTATCTGGTTCTAGGTAAGGCGCCACTGGTCGAGGCGGCTACGGGAGTCAGTCGAGATTTAATCCGTCAGTGGAAAACACAACCTTGGTGGAAAGAGATCGAAGCCGATCTTCGCCAAGAAGAAGATGTTGAACTGGATAATAAACTCCGCAACATCTTGGATAAAACCTTAGCCACAGTTCTTGACCGTGTAGAAAACGGTGATTTCATTTACGACCCTAAAACTAAAAAGATTAGTCGTAAGCCAGTTTCTCTCAAGGACGTGCACAAAGTTTCTGTTGACCTGATTGATAAACGACAATTAATTCAAGGTAAACCCACCAAACGTGTAGAAACTGCCCAATCCACAGGTGATCATCTGAAGGCCCTTGCGGAACAGTTTGCACAGTTTGCTGGAATGAACAAGAAAAAAGAAAAAGTAATTGACGGTGAAGAAGTCATTGATGTTCTTCCCGAGAAACCTGTAGAGGAGACGTTAGAAAATTCTAACACTAAAATTTGATCCTAGATCAGTAGAAAATTTACTAATTGCAATTCAAAATCTTAAAACTCCTGAAGGAAAGCTTTGCTCAATTTCTCCGGAAAAGATTTTAAATAAAGAATTCCTTGAAGCTAATAACTTAAAAACAACTAAAGAAATTCTAGGGGCGCTATTATGCCATACATGAAGAATGGAAAACGTGACTATACCAGAGAAATGCAGTGGCAACGTGCGCATGGTGAAGTCAAGAAAATTGCGGAGCGTGTACAGGCACGTCGCGATGTAATCAAGAAAGTAGGAGCAGATGCTGTTAAGGGAAAAGACGTCGATCATGTTACCCCACTTTCAAAGGGTGGTAAAGGAAATGCTGGAAATTTACGGATTGTCTCGCCAGCAGCAAATCGATCTTTTTCGCGCAATAGTGACGGCTCTCTTAAATCTCAAACATCTAAAGCTGAAAGAAGCCGAGGCTCTAAAAAGAAATAGAAAACAACGAGTAGGCCGAAAGTCAATAGGCACCCACTACCAGAAGTGGAAAGCAAAGAATGGGATTAAGTAATGGATAAAGTTCAGTTAACTCCGGATATGATTCAGGGATTCTTAGGTTCAATTCTGCAAAAGCAGTTTGACTCTCCTGTAAAATCCGCTGATGTGCATAGGGAATGGTGGGAGCTTTGTTGCTCTCCTGATAAGTTTGTAGCAATCGCAGCCCCCCGGGGTCATGCTAAAAGCACAGCGATTACTCTAGCCTTCACCCTGTCCGCTGTCCTGTTCCGTAATGCTGAATATGTCATCCTTGTTTCTGATACTGAAACCCAAGCTTCCCTGTTCTTGGGAAACATTAAAGCACAGCTTCTGGAGAACGAAGATTTAATCAGACTTTTTCAACTTAAGAAAAACGATAAAGGTAATGTGGAGTTTATTAAGGATTCCGAATCTGACATTATCGTTGAATTTGAAGATGGTGGTAGATTCCGCATCACTGCCAAAGGCGCTGAGCAAAAGCTTCGTGGCATGCTGTGGGCTGGTAAGCGTCCAGACCTGATTATCTGTGACGATATGGAAAACGACGAACTGGTGATGAATAAAGAGCGTCGAGAGAAAATGCGTAGATGGTTTTATGGAGCTTTGCTCCCTTGCCGGTCTGATAAGGGCAAGGTCCGCGTAGTCGGCACCATTCTTCATATGGACTCTTTGCTTGAACGTCTAATGCCAGAGTTTCAACTTCAAACAGGCCATAAGCGTAAATTTCTTATTGAAGAAGAATTACGTACTTACACAGATTACAGACTTCCTTGGAAATCCATAAAATACAGGGCGCACAACACAGACTTTACATTGCTTCTGTGGCCTGAAAAGAAATCCAAAGAGGAGTTCCAGCAAATCAGGGCAGAGTATACCGCGCAAGGTATGCCTGACATTTACTCTCAAGAGTACCTGAATGTGCCTTTGGACGAATCTGTTTCTTATTTTAAACGATCTGACTTTCTACCTATGAGAAAAGAAGATCACCATAAACTCTTCAAGTACTACATAGCAGTTGACTTGGCGGTATCTGAGAAGCAGCGTTCTGATTACACAGTATTCGTGATCGGTGCCGTAGATGAGGATAAACGGTTACATGTTGTAAATGTAATCCGTGACAGATTGGATGGCAGAGAAATTGTTGATGCCGTTCTTGCGTTGCAGAGGGCTTATAAACCTGAAGCAATCGGGATGGAAGAAATGATGATTTCAAAGTCCATTGGTCCGTTTCTCAACGAAGAAATGCTTAAACAGAATACCTACCCAAACCTAGTAAAACTCAAACCTACCCAAGATAAACTATCCCGCGCCCGCAGTATTCAGGCGCGTTGTCGCGCTGGTACGGTGCGTTTTGATAGGGAAAAAGACTGGTATATGACCTTTGAAGACGAGTGCTTAAAGTTTCCTCGTGATAGACATGATGACCAAGTTGATGCTTTTGCTTACCTTGGACTTATGCTTGACTCCATGTTAGAGGCTCCTACAGTATCAGAGTATGAGCGAGAAATGTGGGAAGAGGAAGTTGCTGAAAACAATGCTTTCGAGGCTAATCTTGGAAGATCACCGATGACAGGCTATTAAATGGCAGATGTTAAAGAATTTATTGCTTTAAAGAATATCGCCGATGATCTTGAAGAAGAAGTTCTCAAGAAGATCGGAACTCAACTAAAGAATTGGTTTGACGCGGATGAAGACAGCCGTAGACCTTGGAAAGAGCGTTCAGAGCAGTATCTAAGGCTTGCTACTCAGGTTGTGGAGAAGAAATCATACCCTTGGCCAGACTCTGCCAATGTAAAATTTCCCCTTCTAACCACTGCTGCTATGCAATTCCAAGCCAGAGCATACCCTGCTCTGGTTCCTAGTACTGATCTGGTTACTGCCAAGGTAATTGGCAAAGATCAAGATGGCCAAAAAGCAGGTTCTGCTGAACGAATTGGCCGTCACATGTCATACCAATTGCTCTATGAAATGGATAATTGGGAAGAGGACATGGATAAATTGTGTCTAATGCTTCCAATTGTAGGCTGTGTCTTTAAAAAGTCCTACTATGATCCAGAAAAGAACCAGAATCGTTCTGATCTCGTACTTCCACAGGACTTTGTAATTGATTATTACGCTAAATCTGTGGAAGATGCGTCCCGTAAACACCACATTATTTACCGCACCAAGAATAAAATCATTGAAAAGCAGCGTGCTGGTATCTATCGTGATGTACAACTAGGCCAAGTAAAGACAAACGAAGAGAAATTTGCCAATGTTCAAGGTTCAAAAGAGCCTGAACTATCTCCAGCTACCCCATATAAGCTAATTGAATGCCATTGCTGGTGGGATTTGGACAAAGATGAGTACGAAGAACCTTATATCATTACTTATGACTACGATTCCGGTGAAGTTCTAAGAATTGTAGCTCGATTTGATGCTGATGATATTGTAATGTCTGAGGATGGGAAGAAAATTGCAAGAATTACACCAAAAGAGTATTTCACTAAATTCGGATTTATCCCCAATCCCGACGGTTCCATCTACGACTTGGGTTTTGGCCTGCTTTTGGGAGGAATCAATGAGACAGTCAATACCCTTACGAACCAACTTCTCGATTCTGGAACATTATCTATCTTACAGGCCGGTTTCCTCGGCAAAGGGATTAGAATTCGCAGCGGTAATTCCCGCTTCTCTCCCGGTGAATGGAAGCCAGTAGATTTTACTGGTGATGATATCAAGAAGCAAATCTTCCCCCTACCTACCAAAGAGCCTTCAGATGTACTTTTCAAGCTCCTAGAAGCTCTGGTTACCTCCGGTAAGGAACTTGCTTCAATCGCTGAAATCTTTGTTGGTAAGATGCCCGGCCAGAATACTCCTGCTACAACCACCATGGCAACCATTGAGCAGGGACTTAAAGTATTCACAGCTATCTATAAGCGTATCTACAGAGCGCTAGGTAAGGAATATGAAAAGCTTTTCAATCTGAATGCTGTTCATATGGACGAAGAAGTTTACGTAAACATTAATGTGCCGGAAGGTGCTGATGGTGTAACTGTCTACAAAGAAGATTACGCTAAAGGTATTAATGTAAAACCTAATGCTGATCCTAATGTGGTGTCTAATGCTCAAAAGCTGATGAAGGTACAGGCCGTAGGCCAGCTTCTCCAGATGCAGACCATTAATCCACAGTGGTTCACAAAACGTTATCTTGAGGCTCTGGAAATTGAGGATATTGAACAAGCAATGAATGTTCAGCCTCAGCCTAATCCAGAAATGCAAAAAGCCCAGATGGAAGCTCAACTTAAGGCTCAGGAAGCTGCTCAAAAGGCTCAGCTTGAGGATAAGAAGGCCCAGATCAAGATCGAAACTGGTCGTCAGGACTTGATGCAGAAAGCTCAACTTAATCAGATCAAGGCAGATGCAGAGCGGATGAAGATGATTTCTGCTGCTCAGCAAACTAAATTGGCCATGCAATCACAAGAAGCACAGCATCAGCAGAACTTACGGCATGCACAAGATACTCATGTACAAGCTGCTGTTCATGGTGAACAAGGCCATCAACAAAACATGCAACATGCAGATCAAGCAGCTAAACAAAAGGCAAAGGCCCAACCACCTAAGAAATGATAAACAAATCAGACTATATAGCTTGGAAGAACGAGCCTTGTACTAGGCAACTTCTTCTGGCTATCAAAGAAAAGCGTGAACACCTAAAAGAGGGTGTTGTTCGTGGGGAAGCTTCCAATTCAGACCTACTACATCAAACAATTGGTAGATGCATGGCTATTGAGGAAGTAATGGAGTATATCTTAAGAGATTTTGAATATATCGAAGAGGAGATATTAGAATAATGGTAGAACCTGTAGGATTTAGAGTACTTGTCAAAGTTGATCCAGTCATTGAAGAAACTCAGGGAGGTATTGTTGTCGTTACTGACAAAAAGCTTGAGAAGAATGCAACGGTTAGCGGTGTGGTTCTGGCAATTGGTCCAGAAGCTTTTCGTAGTTTTAATCGTACTGCTGGCTTCGGTGAGCGTTATCAACCTTGGATTAATGTGGGCGATCATATCTACTTTGCCAAATATTCTGGTAAATGGGTGGTAGACCCAGATGATCAAGAAGCTGATTTAATCATGATCAACGATGAGGATGTAATCGGGAGAATCCGTGGCTCACATTCTGACGTCGTGGCGTCCTAGCCTGCGTAATATCGAGTTTCCTCCAAAGCCAGATTGGGTGCCAGAATGGCTCTATACTGAAGCTATGGTAGCGAAACGAGGTTACAATGCTATGTGGGAATTCTGGGTAGCTCAAGTAGCTAGAGACTGGAATGTATCACAAGCAGATGCAGAGGTAGCTTGTATCAGAGGAATTAAAACCGAAATCGATAGGCAGTATTATGTATACGGTCCTAAACTCGGTAAGTGGTTTGAAGAGTTTCTTGATATGAGTTCTATTTTTAGTAAAGTTAAGCTTCCTGAATATAAGGAAGTCAGATTAGAAAGTGAAAAACCTAATGGTAGATAGAGTAGAAGATGGTACTCCAATTCCCGGAGAATCTCAAGGGAATGTTGCTAACCCGGTAGAACGTGAACAATTATATGAAGAGCGCGCTCGCGCACTTGGATGGAAACCTGAAACTGAATTTAGTGGTGATCCCGCCGACTGGCGTCCCGCAAAAGAGTTTCTAGATCGTCAACCACTATTTGACAAGATTCATTCTCTTAAGAATGAACTATTCCATCAAAAGAAAGCGTTTGAAGCTGACCTTGGTGTAATTAAGGAATATGTCAAGCAAATGAGCCAGATTGAATATGATAAGGCTCTACGAGACATTAAAACACAACGTCGTATCGCGGTAGCAGAAGGTAACGTAGAAGCTGTGGATGCTTATGATAATCAGATCGAACAGTTACAAGTTGCCCGTAAACCAATTAAAGAAGCGCCTGTACAACAGGAAGGTCCTAGTCCAGAGTATCAAGAATGGATCCAACGTAACTCTTGGTATACTACAGATAAAGAACTGCATGATGCTGCTGAAACCTTAGGTACTGGCTTCTACGCCCGTAATCAAGGTAAAGTAACCAATCAACAAGTTCTGGATTATGTAGAGCAAAATATCAAGCGTATGTATCCAGATAAGTTTCAATCTAAACCACGTCAAACTGTTGCCGCTGTAGAAAGCGGTGGTCCAAGTAGTGGTGGTAATTCTAGCAGTTCAACTAAACTTCGAGAGTCTGATCTAGACCCCCAAGAGCGTCAAGTTATGCAAACCCTTGTAGCTCGTAAGGTGGTAACTAAAGCAGAATATCTTGAACAACTAGCAAAAGCGAAAGCGCGAGGTTAAATATGGCACGTCCTAAACTTGATGAAGATAGAACTGATTCGCTCGACCGTAGTGAGCGTCCAAAACGTATTCCAATTAATGGTTACCGTGACAAACTAGCTGTCATTGGTAAAGAAGCCGGGTGGGATTATTGTTGGGTTAATGACAATAACGTAGATCGCTACCTAGATGCAGGTTATGAGCATGTAACTCATCCTGTAACTGTAGGCCATCGGAGATTGGATAATGCTTCAACTGTCGGTTCCGGTATTAATATTCCTGTGGGCAACGGAGTTACTGCGTATCTTATGCGTATTCCTGAAGAGTTGCGTAAAGAAGACATGGAATCTTATAACCGTGAAGTTGATGAAGGTGAGGCAACAATGTTTCAAAAACTCAACTCACACACTGACGGCACCTATGGTAAGGTTAATGTAAGTCACGGTAGTAATAGCTATCGTAAACGTTAACAGCTCTAGTTGCCATTTTCTAAAGGAAAATAAATGGCAAACGTATCACGTCCTTTTGGACTCCGCCCAAGCCGCTATCTAGGTGGCAATCCTTGGAACGCTCAGGCGCAGCTATACGGTTTTTCAGCTTCTCAAGCTAACGATTGCTTTAAAGGCGACCTTGTAACTTTTGATGCTACTAACCGTTCTGCTTCTCTGGCCGATCCATATTATCCAGCTCTGCCTTTCGTGGCACCTGTTGTAGCAGCCCTGACTACCACCAACTTTCGTGGTGTTGTAGTTGGCTTTCTTCCCCAACCTGATTTCAACATGTCTGTTACTGCTACCCTTGGACTGCAATATAGACAAGCTTCTACCTATCGTTATGGTTGGGTAGTTGATGATTACAACGTAATCTTTGAATCAGAGGAAGTAGGTAACTCTTATGTTACTGCTGCCAACAACGGTATTAACAAAACTGTTGATGTATCTTATGTGGCTGGTAACACCACCACTGGTATTTCAAAGTCTGGTATTACCGGCTTCCAAACTGCGGCTGTTCGACCTCTCCGTGCCCTGCGCTACACTGAGAACGTCGGTAACTTTAACTTCAGCGCTTCTGACACTAACAGCTATGCACATTGGGACCTCCTAATTGCTAACTCTGATCTGCGTCAGACTGCTCAAGGGGCTTAATTATGTTAATTAATACTGGCTCGTTTAGTAAAGCCCTCTGGCCCGGCGTAAATGCATGGTATGGTAAGGCTTACGATGAATTCCGTGTTGAGTGGACCGATCTGTTTGATAAATACACTTCTCGTAAGAACTATGAAGAAGATGTAGGTATCACTTCATTCGGCCTTGCTCAAGTTAAACCAGAAGGTCAGGCAATCGCGTTTGACCAAGAGAACCAAGCATTCATCACTCGTTACACCCACATTGTTTATGCTCTAGGCTTCATTGTAACCAAAGAAGCTTTTGAGGATGACCAATATGATGTGATTGGTGAGAAGCGCGCCCGCTCTCTAGCATTCTCAATGCGTCAAACCAAAGAGAACGTTGCAGCTAACGTGTATAACCGTGCATTTAATGCCTCTTATACTGGTGGCGATGGCGTCTCAATGATCAACAGTGCACACCCCAATGCCTCTGGTGGCACTTGGAGCAACACTCTAGCCACTAACGCCAACCTCTCTGAGGCTGCACTAGAGCAGGCTGTAATTGATATTTCTCGCTTTACTAATGATCGCGGTCTCCGCATTCAAGTGATGCCCAAGAGTATCATCCTACCTCCTGAACTAATGTTTGAAGCCGAGCGTATCTTTAAGTCTCAATATCGTGTTGGTACTCCTAACAACGATATTAATGCACTAGTATCGATGGGCAAGTTCCCTGATGGCATTAAGGTTAACCACTACCTTACCTCCAGCACTGCTTGGTTCACCCGTACTAATGCTCCAGATGGTCTAAAGTACTTCGAGCGTCGTGCTGATGAGTTCACTGAAGATAACGATTGGGATACTGAGAACGCCAAGTTCAAGGCTACCGCCCGCTATTCATTCGGTTGGACTGATCCACGCTCAATCTATGGTGCACAGGGCTTCTAATCGTTAGAATTTTCTAACACCTGTTTTACACTTAGGGGTGCGGATTTTGAGGTCCGCACTCTTTTACATAAGGAAAACAAATGGCTCAAATTCCAAAGCTTGCAACTGGTATTCCAATCCCGCATGTATTACAAGCGAAGATTAGCTCAGTTGCACGTACTGATACTGCACCAAAGATTCTAGGTTATGTTCCAAAGAATGGAGTAGTAATTGGTTTTAGCGTCTGGGGTGCTGTCGCCTCTAACGCTGCGACCACAGCAACTGTATCCGTTGGGAAACGCGTACCGTTCCTGAGTATTAGCTCCACTACCACCACTGCTACTGTCACTACCGCTGCTCCTCACGGACTGACTACTAGTGATACTATCATTGTAGCAAACACTGGTGTAACCAACTATAACCAAGCTACTCCAGTAGCCGTAGCATCAGTTCCTACTTCAACAACTTTCACTTACACTATTAGCTCTACCAACGGTAGTTCTACTGTAGGTGATATTTATAGTACCAACTTCTTTGTTGATACTGTTGATGTGAAAACTGCTGCCGGTACTGTTTCTATTACTGGTGCCAAAGCACGTAACTACTTCCAAGCTCAAGCTATGGATTACCAACTAGTAATGAACTATGCTGAATCCGGCACTGCTTCAACTACTGGCGGCCCTTGGTTTGTGGAGGTCCGATACGTTACTCTAGGTCCTAACGAACCTGTAGCTTCTTAATCTAAGCCCGCCCTTTCGGGCGGGTTTTTCTTTGGGAATAACATGAGAACACAATTAGTAACACTAGCTGCCGTTGGTAATACTGCGTGGATTCCAGTAGATAACAACAAAGCAGCCTTCGGCGTAGGTATTGGAGTAATGCTAACTCCATCTGCTTCGCTGACTTATACAGTGCAACACACACATGATGATCCTTTCCTAAGGAAAAATCCTGTGTCTATTACTAGATCAGCTACAACTGTTACAGTAAACCTGCCCAGCCATGGTCTATCTGTTGGCGATTTCGTACATGTGGAAGGTGCTAACTTAACTTCCAGTGACGTATTCAATGGGGATTTTTCGGTAGCAGCTATAACTGATGCTAACAACTTTACTTATACTGTAAGTAACGCTGGTGGTGCTACAGCAGCTACCCAAGCCATGGTTACTACACTAAGAGCTAGACCAAACGGCTCTTTGAACAGCGCTACAGCCTCTGGAGATACCAACTATGCCTTTCCTGTTAGAGCAATCAGGCTCAATATTTCAGTTTATACTTCTGGAACTGCTACCATGGAAATTAACCAAGGGGACGCTGTGTAATGCCTAATGGAGTGTCTATTGCTACTGGAGTATCTGCAACAGACGGTTTATATGCAGCCAGTACAATTTCAACTGCTGGTGGTACTCCTATAACTTCAAATACCAATTCTGGCAGGTTCAGAATGAACTCCGGCACTAATACTGTAGTTATAAACAATAACTTGTCCACTAGTAACTGCAAGGTGTTTATTAATATCCAAGGCACTATAGATGCAACTATGACTACTGTACAAGGTGATACTTCAGTTGCAGGACAAATCACTTTCCGGGGTAATGCTAACGCTTCCGCCAATAAAGATATAGATTGGCTTTTAATTCCATAAGGAGATATATGACTAAACTACTAAAAAGTATTCTAGCTGCTTCTCTAATCGCCATTCCAGCACTATCAATGGCCGCCGCCGATAGTCTTATCTTAAATGGCCGTAATTCTACGGATGATGGTAACCAAGCTTGGGTTATGGGACCACCTTCCCAAGATTCCATTGTTTATTACAATGCTACTGCTAAAGCCCCACAATTTGCTACAGTAGGTAGTGGATTACAGCTATCAGGTGGTGTTATCAGTTCTACAGTGAGTTCAGGTCCTCTAATCCAGCGCACTAGTGTGACTACGGATTCATCTGGTGTAATCACTTGGACTTATCCAACTTCTTTCGGAGCTACTCCAGTGATTTCAGCTGTTGTAAACGGGGCTAATACTTCGGTATGGAACGCACAGATTACTTCCAAGAGTTCTACGTCTGTAACTATTCAAGTTAAACGTAATACACCTACATTTTTAAGTCTATTAGGCGTAGATATTCTATCAGTTAATTCAAGCCCTCAAGCTACTGTTGATATAGTAGCTATTGCACCATAAAGGAAACTTATGTCTTTTATTCAATATGATCCACAAATTCAATCAGGCGGCGCACTAGTCGCCAATGCAATTAAAAATGTTCTAAAAGCTAAAGAGGATTTGGCACTGGCTTGGAATATTGTTTACCAAGTCACTTATTCCGGTGGCCCTTCTGCTCTAGAAGGTTCGTCTGAATTTGATGTAGCTTCAGGTAAAGGTGCTGACTTCTATACTGCACTAGATCAAGTCAGATCAGCAGTTAGTTTCGTACCAGACGATGCTATCGCTAAGCTCTATCAAGGTTCTAACAACTTCTAAATGAAACAAACTTGGTGGGAATCGGGTAACTGGAATGTCATATGTGATTCATGTGGCAGAAAGTTCAAAGGTTCCGAATTAAAACTTCGTTGGGATGGATATTATGTATGCAGAGAAGATTGGGAACCACGGCATCCCGCCGACTTCATCCGCCCGATTCCTGACCAACAAAGATTACCATGGACGCGTCCTGAAGGTACAGACGTGTTTATCAATGTATGTACAGTTGTGACTTCTCAAGGGGCTGCTGATATTGGTACTGCTGATTGTGCCAGAGCAGATATAAATCAAGGAATCCCTTTAGGAATTATTTATTACTAAGGATCATAATGGCATCCACTAGTTTTTCCACTGGCACTACAATTACTTCTGTATGGTTGAATGATGTTAACAACCTTGTATGGGGAGTATTTAATGGTGCCACTACTCCTGCTTTAGCAAGAACTGCCCTTGGAGTATCTCAGACTGGTACTGATACTACCTATTTATTCAGGGCTAATAACCTTTCAGATGTAGCTAACGCTGCAACAGCCAGAACCAACTTAGGTATTACTACTGGTACAGCACCCGGTAATATCCCTGTTCTAGATGGTATCGGAGCTATTCCAACTTCTGAGATTAAGCCAGCAATCAGTTCCCGTTCCAGCAATACCATACTAGGAACAGCTGATAACTTCACTACCATTTACTCTACCGGTACTTTTACACAAACCTTAACTGCTGCTGCGACTTTAGGCGCGCGCTGGTGGGTATATTATAAGAATGCTGGTACAGGTATTATTACTCTTGATCCCAATGGTGCAGAGACTATTGATGGTGTAGCTACGCTTAACATCTACAGAGGTGAAGGATTCTTTATCTTCTGTGATGGTACTAACTTCTTCACAGTTGGACGTGGTACAGGATTGGTTCTAATAGATCAGAAAACTGCATCAGCTTCAGCAACTCTTGATTTTACTCAAGGATTTAATACTGACTTTGATCAAATTTATTTTGATCTTACAGCTGTTCTGCCAGCAACCGATAACGTGTCATTATGGGCTAGATATTCTCAAGATGGTGGTAGTTCATATGCAGCAGGTGCAACTGATTACACGTATAATGCTAACCTTTTGCAAGCAGGTACTAACACTCCCGGTTCAGTAACAGCGGCCCAAATTGTAATTGCTAGTTCAGTTGGTAATACTTCATCAGATGGTGGTGCTAATGGTCAATTCATAGCTAGGAATCTATCTTCTACTACCCAAAAGAAACATAGTAAGAGTGATATTTGTAATTTCAGAACAGGCACTGGCCTTGAAAACTATACATCACAAGGAAGATTTACTTTAAATAACAACTTGGTAAACGGCGTTAGATTCCTTTTTTCTAGCGGCAATATTACCAGTGGTACTATCTCAATGTACGGTTTAAGGAAATCATAATGCCAGAACCAATTAAATATTGTGTAGATGCTACCAGCTTTCTAGCAGCAGTAACTGCGGCATTTGGCCTAATTCCACATGCTGCTGCTCTGCTCTCTCTGGTATGGGTGGTTATGAGAATCTACAATGAATACTTAGTAACAAAAAAACATAAACGAGATTTGGAGAAATAATGGCTACAAGCGGAACCGTCACTTTTACTGTAACTAGGGATCAGCTGATTACAGCCGCTCTTATCGAGTGCGGTGTCCTTGATCCTGAAAACTCTGCTGCAACCCCCACTACAGCTCAAATCAATACTGCATCCTCAGTTCTTAATATGATGCTAAAAGCTTGGGAAGCAAGAGGTTTGCAATTATGGGAAAAGCGTTATGCAGCAGTGTTTCTAAACTACAACCAGAACACTTACATTTTAGGAAGCCCCGGGCCAGCGGGCGACCACGCAACATTAACTACTCCACTTAATTCTAATTTTGTGGTTACTAATGGTAATGGCTCTGGAACCACAATTACTCTAACTACTATTAGTACTACTGCAACTCCCGGTACACCAGCTGTAACTATTGCTTCTGGCTGGAACATTGGAATTCAACAAACTAATGGTAGTTTCTTTTGGACCACTGTCAATGGTACACCGGTTGGTAATGTGGTAACTCTAACTTCGTCTTCACCAAGCACAGTTTCCAATGCTATTGTTTATGCTTATCAAACTAAACTAGTAAGACCATTAAGAATTACTGATGGTTTTCTACGGCAAGTTGCAAATAGCACAGATGTGCCAGTATTGATTATTCCAAGAGAGCAGTACAATAGATTTGGACAAAAGACAAGTCAAGGTACTTCAATCCAGATTATGTATGATCCCCAAGTGAATAATGGTCAGTTGTATGTGTATCCAACTCCAAGCACTATTCCGGGGATTCTGTTCATTGAAATTCAAAAGCCAATTGATGATATGTCAAGTGCCAGTGATAACTTTGACCTACCACAAGAATGGTTTGAGGCTATTAAATATGCTCTAGCTTTCCGTCTATGCGCTAGTTATGGAGTCCCATCAGAAAAAGTAAAACTTATTAAAGTACTAGCTGATGAATCTTATGAAATGGTGGATGGTTGGGACCAAGAAGCTGCTTCTGTATACTTGATGCCCAATAATTGGGATTATCATAATAAAGGTTATGGCACAAACAAATAACTATAATCCAGAGAAGACTGTAAGACTCCGGTTCTATGGAAAAGAAACAATGCGAGACACTACTAACAAGGATCGCAGATTTCTTAACATGTTCATGGAGCCATACTCTGACGATATTAATGGCGAAGCTGCTATCTATTACATCACCAAACGACCGGGTAGAGTTCTTCTAAACACTCCTTCAACGCCAGCAGCAGGTAGAGGAATCTACTACTGGAAAGGTGCTACATATACTGTATTCGGTAATAAAATTTATAAAGATACTACAGCACTAGGAGTTACCCTCACTACCACAACTGGTAAAGTATCTATTAAAGAAGTGCGTCCCGGCGCCGCTGTTCAATATTTGTGTATTAATGATGGGACTGCTCTTTATTGTATTAATACCTCTGGTACTGTTTTAGTTCTTAATAATGTTGGTATTACTAGTAGCTCAGTTGCTAACCCAACCACTATTACTACAAGTGCTCCACATAATTTAACTACTGGTAATCAGGTTAATATAAGCGGACATACAGGCTCTACTCCAGCTATTTCAGGAGTTTACACTGTAACTGTCACAGGCGCTAACACATTTACTATTCCAGTTAACGTGACTGTGGGTGGTACTGGTGGTTCTATAGGAGTATTTCCAGTAGTCAATACTGGTGATCTGGAATACATGGATGGCTATATGGCTGTCCTTAAAGCAGATGCTAGTTTGTGGACCTCTAACTATGATGATCCTACCACTTGGAATCCATCGAACTTTATTCTTGCTCAGATGTTCAATGGTATTGGTGTAGGTCTAGCTAAACAAAATAACTACATTATTGCATTCTTGGACAGAGCTATGCAGTTTTTCTATGATGCTGCAAATGCTACTGGTAGCCCTTTAGCTAACTCAGAGCAGGCAGCACAACAGATTGGTTGCGCATCATCTAGTAGTATTGCTTCTGATGAGAACATCGTATATTGGGTATCTAATACTAATAGAGGAAGCTTCTGTATTTATAAACTAGATGGGACTACTAACCTTAAAGAAATCAGTACCCCATATATTAATAGAATTTTGGAAGCTGAGGGAGCATCAATCAACCAATGTTACGGGTTTACTCTCCGTAGAGCCGGAAATGTGTTTTATATCCTTACTTTAGTATCAAGTTCTAGAACTTTCGTTTGGAACGAAAATGTAGAGACTTGGACTGAATGGACTGATACTAATGGAACATCAGCTTGGCCTATTGGAGGCGTGTTCCAAAATCTATTGGGCGGTGCTACTACCACTCTATTAGCTCAGCATCAAACAGCGGGTACAGTACACACGATTACTTTCACTAATAAGCAAGATGACAGTGTTAACTATCCTTGGCAGATTCAAACCCAAAAATGGGATGCTGATTCAATGAAGAGAAAGTTTTACAATCGTGTAGAGCTTGTATATGATATTCAACCTTCTTCTGCACCTATAACTATTAGTTACACTGATGATGATTATCAAACATTCTCTACACCTAGAACATTTGATATGAGTTCACCAAGAATCTTTGATAGAAACTGGGGTCAAGCAAGACGAAGAGCGTGGCGAATCAGTGGGACTAATAACCAAGATGCTCGATTACAATATCTAGAATTTGATGTCACTCCGGGGAATGATTAATGGCAGTTAGAATACCTCCAGTACCTCTACAGGATATTAAGCAACTTCCCTTTTCTATCCAAGAGTGGTTTAGACAAGTTCAGTTAGCTTTGTCTACTCTAGGTAGTGTTGGTGGAGTTTCATTTAATGCTCTGGATTTTAGTGGCTCTAACCTTACAAGTATAGCCACCAGAAACCATAATGATTTACAAAGTAAGCAAGGAGGAAGTGGGACTAGTTTCTATCATTTAACTGCTGCACTTAACTCCAGTAAAACAGTTAACTTTGGTACAGTAAACGCAGTAAATATTTCTACAACCACACAAACAGTTACAGGTGCACTTACTGGAGATGCTGTAATAATTACTCCTGCAACACAACTAGAGGCTGGTATTAATGTCTATGGGTATGTATCGGCTTCAGACACAATTACAATTGTAGCTAATAACTCTACAGCAGGAAATATTCCAATGGCTAATAGAACTTACTACATTACAGTTATAAGGGTATAAAATGGCTTATTACGATCCGCGTACTTGGCAGTCCATTGCTGACGACCAAATAATGTACTCTAATGATGACCCTAACACAGGTGTAGTTGGGGGTTATTATTATCAAGCTCCTGACGGTAATATTCGCAAGGCGGCTGTAGGCGATGCCAATAATCTTGATGCTTATTTGAATTCTTGGGATAGCAATTACAACAAGTCTTTTGGCTCTTCCAAAGATATTCTGAGCACTTTAGCCAAGCAGAATAATTGGACTCCTCAACAAATGCAGGGAGCCTATAACAGCTTCCTATCTTCTAGAGGCCTTGATCCATACTCTGATAGTAATCAAACTGGTTATGGGGTTTCTCAAGGTTGGTATGGTCCTCAACTAGCTTTACAAGGAGTTCTGCAAGGTTTAGGAAGACAGGACTTAATCCAGCAGTATCTCCCTAATGGTACTGAAGCTCAACAGAAACAAATTGGCGATCAAGGTACTAATGCGCAGAACAGTCATTGGTCTGATGTAGAAGATTTTACTAATGTATTAGCTGGACTTGCTTCAGTATTAGGCGCTGGATATGGACTCAATAGTTTGTATGGCGTTGGAGGCTTAGGTGCAGAAGCTGGTGCTGGGGCAGCCGGTGGCTGGACTTCGGGCTTCGATCTCCCTATGGGTGATTGGGGTGGTGCATTTGGCACTGGTTCCGGTATTAATGGTGCTGGTTGGACTCCAGATGAGTGGTCAAGCGTACTTGGTAATTCAAGCAATGGCAGCTCTATTAGTCAAGCTGTTAATCAAGCAGTAACTAATCCATTTGAGCAATATGTTAACGGAGGTTTAGGTTCCGAGTTTGGAACTACTTCCGCAGGTGGACCTTTGGCCAATGGTACGATGGGAAATCTAGCCAATGGAACTTTACAGCAAAATCTAGCTTCTCTTATGGGTTCTGGTAATGGAATTAGCACCCCATTTGGAAATATCGGTTTAAAGGATATTCTAAGTACTGGATTTAATTTACTTAATAACAACAGACTTAGCGGTAATCTTTCTGATGCTGCCAACAGAGCAGCTAGTCTAAGTGATCCATCACAAAGACCCGGCTCTCAACAGGCATTTGCTACTGCAATGGATTATGTGAACAATCCATCCAAGTACTACAATAACCAAGGTAAAGCCACTGCTGATCTTATTATGCAGGGTGTACCCTCGGCTATTGCCAAATCTGGTAATTGGGGCAATGTAGTTGCCAATGCGGGCACTAATATCGCTGGTGCCCTATCTCAGAACTATAATGGCTTCCTGTCCAATCTATTCGGCCAAACTGGCCTGAATCAAGGAACTGGCGGTGCTGGCTCTGTGTATGGTTCTCTAGCAGGCCCTGCTGCGGGCGCTGATTCAGCAGGCTATGCAGGATTAGGTTCTCTGTTAGGTAAAACTCTACCAGACTTCTTCAGTAAAAACATGTTTAGTTCTGGCTCAAACTCAGGTGGTTTAGGTCAGAATCCATTCGGGACAATCTTTAGCTAATATGGATACTCAATACGGCCTTAGTGCTGATCTACTTCCAAATCCCCAAAGCCATATGCTTCAGCTTCATGGGGTTGGTACACTACCTACTGTACTATCTGAACAGGCTGCTGCAACTAGACAAAATCTTGCAGCACCATTCATTGCTATGTCTCAACAGGGCATGCAAAATCAGCTTCAAACTGATTTAATGAAAGGCGATGAATTCCGTTCTCAACTTGGTATTGAATCCAGAAATAAAGAGAAAGAAGCACTGATCGCCAAGAGTCAAGGCGTTATTGACCAGACTCCCATTGATACTCAGATGAAGCGGGAAGAACTTCGTGGTAAGCCCGCTGCTGTAGATGCCCAAATTGCTAAGGATCGTGATGCAAAGATCGTAGCAGAAGAGGCACCTATGGAACGAGCTATGCGTAAGCTAGCTGATGTTGGACAATCTATTGCTAGACTACCTGATAATCAGAAAGCCCAAGCTTATCAAGAGTTCTTAAAGAATGAGATTGCAACTGCTCCTAATCCTGAAACTAGGCAGAAGCTTATGCAGATGTTTGGCAATCCTCAACAGGGGATGCAGATGCTTCAACTTCTGCGTCAACGTTTTTATGAGAATCCTGACTTTTATAAAACTATCGAAGATCAGAAACTCAAGAATCAAGGCTCTCTGGATGTTGCTAAAGAGCATACTCGTGCAGCTAGTATTACTGCTTCAGCACGAGGTAAAGACCTTGATAAAGAGACACGTCTATACGCCTACAAGGCAGCTTCTAATGGTCAGCCAGAAGGTTTAAATATGATGGCTGATATTATGGAGCAAGATGCTCTCAAAGCACGAAATATTGAGGAGAACAGAATCCTTATGGAACGTGCTAGAGACTACAGAGTTCGTGCTAAGGAAGCTCAAAAACGTCTTGTTGAGAAAGCTGCTGCCGGTGCACGAGAAAGAAACAGCGTGACTAATCGTTTGCTCTTTGGAGATAAAGGAATTACTCCTGAAGGCCAAAGTTATGTTGACGGGCTATTAGACCAATACGCTCCAAAATAAAGGAACAATATGGCAGACCTAGAAAGAATGCAACGTGCATTAATTGCAGCACATGAAGCTGGTGATACTGAAAATGCACAGATTCTTGCCAAAGCAATTAAAGGTTACAAGGAAGAAGATAACAGAGACTTCATCACTAAATATAGTGATAAGAACTTTAGTCCCGATACCCAACAGGTAGTAGATGCTCTTAATCCTATTCGTATGGCAAAAGCCATCCCTTCAGCTTTAGAGGGAGTAGCTAGAACTGCGGGCAATGTAGCAGGGTCTATCCCACAGGGATTACGGGCATTAGGTGAATATGCTTTCTCAGACGCTGATGTAGGAACTGCTTTACAGCGCTCAGAGGGCTCTAACCCTATGGTTCACGTCCCGGGTTCTAGCAAAGGTAAAGCTGCTGAAGAAATGCTTGGTCATGCATTCTCTACAGTAGTAGAAGCAACTGGTAAAGGGGCAGAGAATCTTCTTGGACCTGATGAAAGGGATTTAGAGTATCTTCGCAAGCATGGTGGAGAGAAAGCTGTACAAGCTGCTATCAATGCTTCTCAAGCTACTAGAACTACTGCGGAAACAGCAGCTAACTTTGCCCCTATTCCGGGGGCAAAAGCTGTAAGTAAAGTTGCCTCTAAATTAGCAAGAACTGAGTTGCCAAGAGAGCCTATGTTGGCCGAGAAAGCAGCTCCGGTATTACCAGAACGGCCAATGGCTCCTGAGGGCTCTATGCCCCGTATTGAAGAGCCTATTCCCCCGCATATTGAGGAGGCAGCTACTCGTCCTGAGGCATTACCACAATTGCCTGAAGCTCCGGAAGCTATTCAAGCCCGTATCCAGCAACAAATGGACCAGATGAATGGCCTACCTGAATATGCTCCTAAGCCTGAGATAGCACCAGAATCCCCACTCCCTAAAGTAACTATGCTAAGGGATGGTGAGGTTCCGTATGATGGCCTCTCTCTAGCTGAAAAGGGACCGTTAGATAATTCTAACATTGGTCCTCAGATGCCGAATGCAGGCGCGCCACGTATGCCTATCGAAACTTTACAGCATAACATGGTAAAGGAAAAGATGCAGCGTATGGTGGAAGAAAGAGCGGCTATGGAGGAACAGCTTTCATTCTTACGCAAAATGTCTGATCCAGCAGCTTACGATCATGCAGCCTCTCAAGGTACTGTGCCTACTCGGGAATCGTTACCTTTACGTATATCTGAACTTCGCCAGAAGATTGGTGATCTAGAACGTCAGATGACTGAATATACTTCTGAGAAAGGTATTAATACCAAAGAGGATGCTCTAGGACTACGTAAGATTTATGATACAACTCAGCCAGTTGAAGGTGGTAACACAGTTCAAAAGACTCCCACCTATAATCTAGGTGCACATGATTATCGACCTTCTTCACGCGCAGCTGAACGCTCTGAGGCCACGTCTAACAATCTGGTTACTTCTGCTACTGAACCAACAGCGCCTACTGCTGCTGTAAAGGCCCCAGAAAAACCAATAACTACTGAGGCACCTAAAGAATCTACTTTCTGGAAACCACTAGGAGACTCACCAGCACTCAAGGAGTTGAACAGTTTGTTCACCCCAAAAAAAGAGTCTGGCGGCGTCTTAGAAGTCAACAAAGGGGAAAGAGCCGCTAATGCAGTCAAGAATATTCCGGGTCTTAAAGACTCACCTTGGACGCCTGTTCCATCTGATCCCAAAGCCTTACTGGATTACGTTCGTAAGGGAACCGATATTTCCAATGATCTGCTTGGGAAGTTTAGGAATCTCAGCGCTTCTGGCTTAAAGGGCATCACTGCTTTAACCAGAAATCCAGTCCTTAAAACTACTTATCAAGCTATTGATGGTGCAGTAGCCCGAGCTACCAAGCTGGAACGTGATCTACTGGTTAATGATCTTAAGCCAGCTTTTGATAAATTAAACTTTAAAGAAATTCAAGATGTATGGCAGGCTATCCAAACTGGTCTTTCCAAGACTGAATGGACTCCTGAGCAACTTAAGGAGGCAGGACTAAATGAAAGACAAGTTAACGCTTATCAAGCTTTTCGGCGGGTTATGGATAGAACACATGAAATCATTAATGAAACTTTGGTATCTCAAGGTAAAGAGCCTATTCCAAAACATGTAGCTTATGCTGCATCTAAATGGGTAGGTGATTACAAAGGGTATGTCTATGACACTAAAGGTAAATTACTTTATGTGATTTCTGAGACTACTCGTAGACAAGCTAACAAAGCTCTGGAATATATTTCAAAGAATGCCGAGGGTCTAGACTTAGACACCAAGAGTCTTAAGATTGACTATGAGCCTCCCGGCTCCAAGAAGCCTATGGACTTTGCTGAATTAGGGTATCTTGAAATGATGAAAATGCTGGATAAAGATGATCCACGAGTTCAGCATTTGGAAAGTATTAAAGAAGATTATGATGCTCAACGCACTTTTGATTCTTTTGCTTTCAAAAATCATCTAAAGATGAAAACCGGTGTAGGCGGAGCAGCGGGCTTCAAGCCTTGGGCTAACGAAAAGACTAATACTAAACAAGGTCTGAATGCTCAGATTAAGTATGTAGAACAAGCTGTTCGTTGGTCTGAGTATCAAAAGAGCTTGGAACAACTCAAAGAGGTTCTTAACGACAAGGAACTAGGTGAATCCCAGCCTAATGCTGTAAAACTTGCCAAAGAGAAAGTTAAAGACTTACTTGGGTATGGTGACAATGAAATCGGCAGAGGTATTGATACGCTTATTAAAAAGCTGTCTGGAGAAGCTGGCATTAGTTCCGGCAGTTTTGCTGCTGTTAGGGATAGTTTAAAGTCGGTTATGTACGCCAAGTTCTTTGCCTTGAATCCTATGTTCTGGGCAGTACAGGGTTTACAGGCTATCTTTGCTGTTCCTCAAGTGCTTCGTAATGGTTCTATGTCTCATTTCATGCCTGCCCTTGCTGACACTACCAAGGCTATCTTGGAGCAAAAGAAAGGCAAGATGAGTCCTGATACAGAAGCTGCTCTTAAGTATGCTACTGACTATGATATTGCCAAAGATACTTTCCAGTCTGATATTAGAGATTTAACTAAGAACGAGGCTACTCAAGTTCTAGACAAAGTTTCTAACTTTGGTGCTAAGCAGATTGAATCTAGCACTCGCTTGGTAACATATATGAATTTCTTTCATATGTTCCGCAGAGCAGGTATGGATGTAGAAACTGCTACCAAGACTGCCGGTAACTTGACTAACCACACAATGGTGGACTACCGTCCCCATGAAATGCCTAGATTCTATCAGAACTTAGGTATGATTGGTAAATCAGCAAGTTCATTGAGAATGTTTACTCATAACCAGTGGACTCAGCTGGTGGAAATGATTAAGTACACTAAGACTGAAAAAGATGTGGCTCCTCTAATGGCTCTACTTGGATTGCAGCTTGGTGTAGCAGGAACTCTAGGATTCTATGGAGTAGATGAAGTAGATCGTATTGCTAGATTCCTTAAAGGCCATGGATTGTACAATGGCAATACTCCAAAAGAGTATATGCTTAAGAACTGGAATGATCTGGTTAATTTTGGTGGAGTATCCAAACTAACTGGTCTGGATTTTTCAAGTCGTTTGTCAGCAGGTAATCCTATTCCTGATGGTATGGTTGAGGCATTTGCACCATTGCTTTCTGATGCTGTTAAATCTGCTGTTTCAGTTGGTGCTTATATGGCCAACCCAAATGAGATTACTGGAATGCAAGCACTGCATCAAAATGCTCCATCTGGACTTAAAGGTTTAGTAGAGCAAGGATTCACTCAGCCAGATGGTAGGATACTTGATCCTAATGACCCTACCAAGATGTTGCGTAGACGAACTGATTTTGAAAAGGATGCTAGGCTAATTGGAGCAAGGGCTGTTTCGGAATCCAAGGATGCTAATATCTCCAGTCAAATCAGACAAACAGAAGCGCAATTAACTACTCTACGTAAAGAAGCTCTAGAGAAGTTAGCTATTTCATTTACTGCTGGTAACAGAGAGCAAATGAAGAAGCATATCGAAACTTACTTGAAATATGGTGGTGATCCTCAGACTTTAGAGACTCACCTTAAGAAGGTTGCCATGGATCAGCATATGGATCGTAGGCAGCGTGCTGTTGGCATTCCCGGCAATAGTGTGGGTAGTGTCAAGAGAACACAACGTGCATTGGAATATGAAGAATGAAAATATCAGAAAAGGGAATTGAATTTTTAAAGCAAAGGGAAGGAGAGAAACTGACTCGCTACTTAGATTCTGTTGGCAAGCCAACTATCGGGGTAGGACACTTGATACTGCCGGGAGAAGATTATGAACATATCACTCCTGAACAGTCTACTGAACTTCTAAAGAAGGATTTGGAATGGGCAGAGAAAGCAGTTAATAGTTTGGTTAGAGTAGCCCTATCTCAGAACCAATATGATGCTTTAGTTTCTTTTGTATTCAATGTAGGTGAGCATGCTCTAACTATCTCAACCCTATTAAAGAAGCTTAATTCCAGTGATTACAAAGGTGCTGCGGATGAGTTTCTAAAATGGAATATGGCTGGAGGTAAACGTATTCAAGGTTTAGCAAATCGCAGAGAACTTGAAAAGAAACTATTTGAGTCATAAAATAAAGGCCCCAAAAGGGGCCTTTTTCATTTATGGTAGAGCTACTGCTGGATATTGCATCGGAGTTACTTTATCGAACCTTGGATCGTAATTGAGTAGCTCTTTAACTAGAGTAAGCATTTCTTCTTCTGAAACACAAACCTTGGTAATACTTGGATTACGAACAATATAGCCACCATCGGCTTTAGTTACCATCACTTCCATAGTTTTTCCTTTTTAGTTGGAACCACCGGCTGGGGTGGCGTCTTTCGCTTTGACTTGCTGTTGAACCACGACATGTTTTTCAAATAACACCTTTTTAGATTTAATCATTGGGACTGGAATTTGGAATCTACTATTTACCCAAGTACCATCTGTAGTACTTGCTAATACTAGATACTCAGGAGATTCATGTACCAGAAACCCAATAGTAGTTACAAGCTGTGGAGTAGGATGCTCTTCTTCTGGATCAACCCATCCATGATCCAATGAACTAGCATCATCCCATACAATCTCGACGACTTGAAACTTGTATTTAGGTTTACGTGACGACATATGTCAAATTCTTTCGTTTGACAATAGCTACTTTAGGAATCAAAATACAACAAGCATGACCATCAGGACCTGATTTACTAGTAGCTAAGATAACATGTGTCTTATCTTCATCCACAAGAATACCGATTGAATCTATAGTTTTCTTACTACCATTGTCAAGAAGAGATTGTTTATCATACTGCCAAACTGCTGATGGTGCCCATGAATCAACCCACTTTACGTATGAGTATTTAAGTTTATACGCCACAACTTCCGCCTTTTCCAGTAATATCGCAAATATCGTTCTCTTGGAACACTACACCTTTATGAGCTACAGCTTCCTGATAATCCACACGGGTTAACGGCTGTCCACCCCGAGAGGCATCTGGGTAACAAGTAAATCCTCGCAACTTAGGAGCATAGCTTGCGAGGATTTTAGTAAACTCTTCCACTTTATCAGGATTATTAAGTTTACTTCCCCATTCTGGTAAATTGATAGTGCTGGAGATACTCATGTCCACATATTGCTGTACATCCGCTTGGAACTTGATTCGTCTTTCTGGGTCATTTGCTAAGTCCAGTGCTGTTTCGATTGAATCTGGTTTAATATCATAAGTTTTAATTAAATGTTCCGCAGTGCTGTCTACCACGAATTCGTATTTCCATTTCGTCCCATCAGTAAGATAACGGCGCTTATAGGCAACAGCATATAAAGGTTCAATACCAGTTGTTGTCGCCGCAAGAATACCAATACTTCCGGTAGGAGCAATAGCCCTATAAGCAACAGGGCGGCTGATGTAAAATCTATCACAGTGTTCGTTAGCTGATCTTACAGATTCATCCCTGTAAACTTCCAGCCACTTTCTTAACTCATTGTTTATTTCGTATCGGTAACCTCTTTGGAGGAGCCATTCGTGTACGCCCATAATACCGAGGCCGAGGCGACGATTCTTTTCTCTGATCTGGTAAACTTTCTCGTAAGGGAGGTCTGCCCGGAGAGTTCCACACACGAGAAACTTGGATGCGAGATTGACAACATCTTTGAATTCTTCCAAACTCTTAATATTGCCAAGATTGATACTTCCAAGATTACATACGTCAGAGTCATCTTCGCTTGTAACTTCTGTGCAAGCATTTCTAAGCGTTTCATTCTGTTTGTCACCAAAGTTAAAACTAAAGCCCGGCTCGCCTGTAGATAGTGCCTGATACACATTCTCTTTGAATACTGGATTAGTAGTTAGATCACCAGCACTATCATCATAGTTCACCGAGATATTAGTCATATCCAGTGGAGCAGGAAAGTTAAAGTCTTTTAGCTTTTGCTCTCGGATAATTTCTGGCCAATTCTTTGCCTTAAGGAATTGATTGACGTCATCATGTTTGTGGTGGAGACTTGCATAGATTGCACTTCTTCTCGAACCGCCTTGCATGATGATTCGTCCGAGTTCATTGATGCCATACATAAGTGGGATTGGACCAGAAGCTCGTCCGCCAGTTCTTGAGAGAGTTTCTCCGCTCGCTCTAAGTCTACTATAGTCAATTCCAATTCCGCCTCCAGTCATTAAGCAAGACATTGCTCGCCATGTTACAGCACTCCACTCCTCACGTGTATCCTCCTCCGCCCGTAAGAGGAAACAGTTATTAAATGCGTGGAACGGTCGTCCGGCGTAATATAAATACCGCCCGCCCGGAATAAACTTCTGTTCTTTAATGAACTGTGTAAGTTGATCACGGTCTCCTTTGGAGAGAAGTGAATGCTCAGTTCCCCATCGTGTTCCGCAAACATCCTCCACAAGTCGTTCTGATAATTTATCCCATGAATCATCTGGACTTTGGGCATACTTGTTCCTAAAAATGTTCTCAGCGAACTTATTTTTGAATTCCGGCATCATCCTCCTGTTGTTTATATTCTTTTATTTCTTGTTGAGCATCTTTAGATCGCAGTTGGTTGTAGTAATGTTTCTTAGTACGAGAGGAACTATTAATCCTCTGTTCCTTCTTCATCTGAGTATTCTGATAGTTCTTCTTGTATTTCAATATGGTTCTCAGCGATTAGTTCCGAAAATGCATCAACAATTTCTTGAGGGGTTGGATCACATACGTACATGAGCAGTTCAATCAATAGATCAGGTTGTAACTGCTCAAGCTTGTTTCTTAAATCATTTACAGTATAGCTCATTAATTCTTCTCTACAGCACCATTCTTCTTGTCATAAGAACGTAGGGCACCAAGACCTAGAATACCGAATAGAATCTGCATGGTAATATTGGTATCTACGACAGGAAAAGCTCCACTATAATGGAATACCACTTTGGCAATGAATTGCATAAGAGGATCAAGGATGGCAGCATAACCAAGACTAGCGGCGCCAATCCAACCGCAAGCAGGCCGCCATCCAGAAACCCACCAGTTCTCTGAGGCAGCTTCAACTTTGTTAACTTCGATTTGAGCAAGATCAATTTTAATCCCGTTGTCTAAACAAAACTTCTGAAACTCAATATCTAATTGCTTGAGTTTGATTGTGTCTTCTGGTTTCCAACCTTGGAGTGATTCTTTGATTGCATCGACAGTTGTATCCTTCGCTCCAAGCTTGCCTGCCAACCACTGTAATCCCGCACCGGCGAGACCACCAGCGGGACCCCCAAGGAATCCCAGAATAGTGGGGGCGAGTTGTAATAGTTCATTCATAGTTCCTTCCTTACATTAAATTGATGATCTTTCCATAACTTATAAAACATTGATAGGAAAGAGTAATAAGCTTGTTCTTGCTTAAGACACTTAGGTTCAAAACCTTGGCAGTTCTCTGGCCTTGGTGTATTCCAAGTTTCTCCACGAGAGGGTAGAAGATAATAAGCTTCAGTATGAAGTTGAATATTATCTGCTTCCTTAACTGGCTTACTGGTTGGTACTCCTAGTAGATACTTAACATAAATAGCACTAAGAATCTTATTCTCCATTTCCTTATAATTGGTTAGATAAGGTTTAATAGGAGAAGGAATATCAAGAAGATAAGCCTCGCTTGCATCATGTAACAAGCCCTCTAGTTTCAGATGATCTGGGCATAGAGCAGATACATAAAGACTATGCTCAGCCACAGATAGAGTCTTCTTGGAGTGGCCTCCAAAGCGGGGGATACAGCTAAGTGCCCAAGCAATATCCTTAATATCAATTTGATCTTGTTGTGGATTCAGAAACCAGAACTGACGTCCGCTTACTGTCTCGATCCATGGAGACATTTCTGCTTTAGTACCCATACTCTGGATCACCTGCATGTTCGCCCCACTGGTCCCACTTATATCCTTCTTTTTTGGGAGTTGCATATCCAAATTTATACTCGTATTTGGTATACTCTTTTTTATCAGAGATTACTACAATACCCATTAGTTCATCTTGGCATTGTTCATCAATCATGAATATTTCCTTAGATATTTAATTGCAGATTTCATAGTTGAAACATTATCTCGAAAATTACCTAAACCATGATTACAATTTCGACATAAAATACCACGAATTTTGTTTGTTTTATGGCAATGATCTATTGCATAACCTTCCTTTTTCAAAACTAAAGCTACGCCACAAATTTGACATCCTTTAGTGACACTCTCTATGAGAGAGGTGGCCTCTTGAAAAGTTATTTTATATTTTGAGACTAATGCCCATTTTCTATTATATTCTACTTGACAAGCTTTACATTCGTTATGAATACCTAGCTTTCTAGATTTATTTTTACAGAAATCAGATATAGATTTAATTATTCTGCATTTCCCGCATCTACGTTCAACCATATTTTTTTCTTAAGTATCGTAACGAAACCGCCATTTCATCGTACGCTCCATCTTGAACATCATGAAGGACATAAATTCCTCGCCAATGATTATTTTGTTGTGGTCCCATATATTTTTCATCATGTTCATAACATGAACCACAGATAATGGCTGTCATTTCTTTACCGTCAGCTCTTTTACCATATGCAATATCTCTACCTTGCTGGTGTCCTGCGAAACAAGACATATGCATTTTTTGCAATAATAATTTAGCATTACCGACGGGTAATCCTTTAACTCCGGAAGCAAAATAGTGACTAAAAGCAATACCTTCAATTACTTTGACTTCTAGAAAAGGATAAACCTTCCATCCATATTCTTCATAACCTAAATCACTGACGGAAAGAACTCCATCTAATTTTGCATCTTTATTTACGGCCTTTAAGATTCTTTGCTCGTGATTGCCTAAAGTCAAATGCAACTCAGGGTGATATTGTTTACTTTTACTGGCTTTGGCTTTTTCATTATGGATATACAGAGGAGTCATTAAAGCTTCCATAGCTTTTCTAGAAGCTTTAATATCTTCTTTATATCTTCTACCCTCAAAATCTTTAGTCCCTACATCATAACTAGACAAACTTTCCATGTCACAGAAGTCACCTATTTGAACCACTACATCTGGTTTTTTTTCTACAATGTAGTTTCCAATTGCATTCAAATAACTGAAATCTTGGCCGGGTTTGACCTGAGTATCAGGTATGACAAGAATCTTCATTGCTCTGTACTCGAAGCTGGAGCAGGGATACTGCCGCCGTCTTTAATAGTAGTGAAGGGTAGTGCGCCTTGGGAGAGCATTGAGTTTAAGAACCATTCCACCATGAAATCAGTTTCTTCTTGGTTGAGTTCTCCCTTGAATTCCATACCTCCATCAGGTGTCTCGATTGTTTTACTTATTTTCATTAAGTTCCTTGATTAGTTTTAAAAGCCATACAGCATCAACTACAGCTAATGGCTTTGCCTGATTTTGTTTAATTATTAGAACAGGCTCGTAATTACCATGTTGCTGAGCTTGAGTGTAGTCTTTATAAACTGAGTACTTGGCTTTGTTTTTACATTCAATCTGAATTGGGAACAGCAGCCTTGCGGCTGCTGATAGTGTTACATCTTCCCCTGTTGCTCCCATTGAAGTTGAACGCACATCATCAGTAGTTAGAGTGTTAGAAATTTCTAACAACTTATCTCGCACCCACTTCTGTAAATTCCTGCCCTTGGCTTTAGCTGATTGCGGAGTCATTGGCTAACTCTAATAAAATATCACCATGACAACGATCAGGAGCGCACCAACAACCCAGAACCAAACCCCTGAGTAATCTCGTGTCTCTAAGTAACTTCGGTTGTCCACGTATGTAGTTGTTATATTTTTCCAAAACTTCTTCACGTGTACCGTCCTTTCCTATGATATATGGGTTACCCCACTTAGAGGGTCTTCCAATATAAACATCATATTTTTCTTTCTTACAATGTACTACTTTACCCATACTAAATCCAAGTGATGCTCATCTACACCTTTTAAATCAGCATAGTAACCATTGCTTCCCCAAGCAAGTGGAATCCAACCTAGAGGACTCAGATAAGCCCCGTGGATTGGTCTGGTACCACCAGCGTCTCGGTTATAGATGATAGCTTTCGTTCCATTTCTAGTATATACGGTTTCGTATCCCATTTATCGTTTTCTTTTTTAAGGATATACAGTAGTTGCCCATTTCGTTCAAGATATGGGTTAAAGTTATCTTCAAATAACTTGAACACAAACTCAAACATTTCCTGCTCAGTCTCACAAGCATAAAGAGTATCAACAGCCCATTGTAATTTCTTAGGGAATGTAGCTCTCATAATCCCGTCAAAGCCCGGAATATTATCTGACCTATCACCTAGAATCAATTGCTGATAGAACCAGAAATAAGCTTGCTGTTGTGTTACCTGATCCCACTCTTTAGTTACAAAATTGTAATGCTTACCGGGAATTTGGCGAAGGTCTTTGTCATTAGAGCAGATAACTGAATCCTTATCCTGAGCAATACCAAGAGCATCGTCAGCTTCCATACCATTCACTACTTGAGCATTCCACTCTTTTACGAGAAAATCTTTGCATGCCTGCCTCCATTTAGGCTGAGGCATTGTCTTTCGATTACCCTTGTAGTCTGGATATACTTCAAATCTGAAGTTACCTTGACCAGAGAGATATGCATTGTAAGTATCTGCCGCAGTATCATCCAGAATCTCACGCATCATCTTGTCAGTGCGAATAATGGCAATTTCTTCTGGATCATGTTCCGCTGATGCTGCGCATCTGAACGCAACTACATCAGCGTCAATTAATGCAATCAAGTTTCCACCCTTCGGAATTACAAAGTTTTACTCCACAAATAGGACAACGCTTATATCTAATACTGGTATACTCTTTACATTTTGGGCAAATCATTTCTTAATCCAATAATTATAGAATCCTTTGAACCAAGCAGCTGTATAAAAGAAACACAAGAAGAACATACCCCATTGTTGGGCCTTCCATGTGGCTATAAACCAAAATGGCTGCGCAATGCAGCCAAACACGGAAGACCATTTACGGTGAGACTCTCGTGTATCTTGGGATAACCAAATGGCTATGACGCCAGTTAAAGCTATCCCAATTTGCTCAAACATTTATCTAGTCATCGCAATAAAGATTAGACCTAAAATATATCCTATTGCAACATACCCAAGAAATTCAATCATTAATCTAGACTCACAGGGGCAGGTAGATCATCAGGCATGCTCTTTAGTTGTTCAATAGGATCAGTGCCAAAAACATACTTTTCAAATTGCTTAGCAACTGCTAGTACCTCGTCCACCTTGGCTGGAGATTTTGCACCGGACGCGAGTAATGAGATTGCAGAACTGATTGCTGATTGTCTAACGATGAGTACTTGTCTCTTAGCTCGTTCTTCTGGAGTTTCATACGTGCTTCGTGGGGATTGGCTCGCTGCACCAGTTCCAGATACTCTGCTACCAGTTTCTGCCAATCCATCCCCACCAGTCCCGATTCTGCTCCACACCCAATACTGGCCATCCTTTACAGCCTCCACAGTAAACACATCACCTGCCTTCGCATTAACCAGAGTCTTAAATACATCTGGATTTTTGAACGAAGGAATCTTACGAGTTTCAGTCTTATCTTCACCTAGATTCTTGTAGGTGACTTCCGCCATCTTGTACTTGCCGCTATCGGTAACTTCTACATTAAGAACTTTGAGTTTGATTTGCATTCTTTTCCTTTTTTAGTTGTTTTAGGATTTGGGAAATACGTGCTACACTACAGCCAAAATAGATGGCTACTTCTTTTTGAGTCTTATTATCTCCAACTATCAGCTGGTAAATATCTTCGTAGTTTTCTTTTCTAATCTTCATATATCCAGTTTATCATACTTTATTGTGAAAGTCAATGATTATTTGTTAAATTTGAACTTCTTTTAGGTCTTTTAAATTAGGTCCAGTAAAGCACTCGCCTAGAAATGGTACATTAAAGTTAACATTGAAAGTTCGTTCAAAAACTTTTGGAGTGTTCTCAAACGCTCTCTTGAATATCTCTAGCACCTTATCGACCTCACGCTCAGGGGCATCTACATCAATTGAGTCATGTACTGTTGAAATTAGTTTGGCTTCCAATTGAGCCTCCTTAAGATATTTAAATATCAGTACTCTGACAATTGTCAGTAGATCAGCACCCAATCCCTGTACAGGATAATTGAGGATAGTGGTCCTAGGCCATACTTTCTCGCCTCTTTTAAGATAAGTTTCATAGTGGTATTCTCTACCAGTTGGCATCACCAACTTACCAGTTCGCGTTACTGTCTGCATCCATTGCTCGTGAATACGGTATATACCTTTGTACTTCTGATAGAACTCGTCAATCACTTTTTGCCATTGCTTGGCTGAATACCCAACAGTTGCGAAGTCCGGGTCTTTTACATAAGCCCATGCACTGCCACCATAAATTAACCAGTTGTTAGCTGCATATTCCTATGCAGAGCAGACTATATCATCACCCGATGCCTCGGGGCTATGCGCTTCCACCGTCTCCGGTGTACTCCCTTTCAGGATAGTCGTTACACTTTGAAGATGCGTCCAACACTCGTGCTCAATTTGATGGCAACGTTTGCATAAGACTTCTAAATTGTCTTTAGTATTGTTTAGACGGTTGTGATCTTTGTGGTGTCCTGCCCACGTACCTCGAACAGAAACATCGATTTTATTACCACATCTTTCACAACAATATGAAAGCTCTTTCAGTTTCTCTTTAGCCCATCTACGAAAGACACATTGACCATGTTTATATGCTCCATTGGCCGTTTCAGTATGGGGGTAACCTCCCTTACCTACTCCGGGTAGTTTAGTTCTATGTTTAGCTTGCCAATTACTAATTGCTTCTTTTGCTTTGGTTTTTGCACAAATAGAACACATAACATGATTTCGACCAGTTATAAGAAACTGACTGCTACAAATTTTACATAATTTAGTTTTCATATTCATCTCCCTTAGTTCGGGGTTGTCGGGACTCGAAGTTCCCCGAGTTCACATAGTTTTACTTCCGCCTTTTGACGGAACACGAATGTCTTCGCAATAAGTTTGGATGGTAGCTTGAATCTTTCTTTGTTAGTGTCATGGATCGAGATACCACTCTTGAATGAAGTTATTAGCTCATCAATACCTACCTTGTCTTGTGCCAACCACAAAATACAAATCCACTCGAGACTTTTCGCATCGATGTGCACTATCATTCGTTAAAATCTAGATACTCTACTTCAAAGAAGTCTTCCAGAACAGAAAATAGAACATCATCGTTTAACCACACTTCGCCCCCATTGTGGGCAATAAACTTATCCTCATGAACCTTTAAGAAGTCTACTAACTCCCATAGTTCCGCTTCTGTAATTTTTTGCATCAGTACCTTGTAATTATAATATCTTGGCACTCACCAGCTACATTCTGCTGATTAGGTTTAGAAGAACTAAGCCTGCCAGTAGCAACTACGCACTGGTTCAGATTACCATGAATCTCTCCATCCTCCCAATCGTATTCATTGGATAGGTTTGGCCAACCCTCGTAGTAATCCAATAGCTTAGTTACTTTAGATAACTCCAGCAGGTTTTCAATAATAGCCATACCTGCTTTGTTACCTCTTAATGACCTAAGGATACTTTCATCAGTGGACCACACTCCACCTTTGGCGTATTCGCTTCCCTCGATAGGCTTGAAGAAGCCGGGGAACTCGTGGACCTTTTCCTGATTCTTTAACTTAGGTTGTCCTGCTTTTGCTCCTGTCTTGTAGAATCCATCAGGAACTTTAATAGTTTCTTTAATTGAGCCACCATAAAGAATGGCAGACAGATGATCCCCACTATTCCAATTAATAGGCACGTCAGGAAACCACTTTGTGAGCTTCGTTTCCAGTTCGGTGATCTTATTCTTTATCTCCTCAGTTCTTTTGGTGCACAACTCTTTGTCAAGTTTTAATCCATTCCATTCCATTTCTTCAAGAACCAACAAATCCATACAGCATAATTGGAATAAATTATACAGCTTAGGATTCTTCTTGAATTCTTCTACTTGGACTAGATAGCATTGATAAGTGAGATTTACGTCTTGCTTCTGGTAATTAAGCAGAATATCAGCTGGAATTAAATTCGTGTCGATCCTTTTAGACCAATACTCTTGCTCAATAATATCTATCTTTTGACCTAAACCATAGTACTCAGATACAAAATTTAAAGAGGGATATGGGTGTTTCTGGGCAGTAAGCATAAAGAATGCAAGCTGAACATCCCATACTCGCTTGTTAGAAAATTCTAACCCTTCCCTGCGCAACCAGTGTAGATCAAACTTTAAATTGAAACCAATCAATAACTCTGCATCATTGATGGCCTCTTGCATTACGTAATTACGTAAATCATGGTTCATTGGTGAGGCATACCATAGATCATGATACTCATCATTCCCAATTAGCCACCCCATGCTAACTAGCCAGTTGCGTCTAGAAAATGGATTACCTTTCTTATAAATTGTAGTTTCTGTGTCAAAGGTTAAAGTTTTTATAGAATATCCTTGTAGAGAGCCTGCTCTGGGTCAATTAAAACTTCTTCTTTCATATGCCTTAGTTCCGGAATAGAGTCGGAGTCCCCAACAAGTTTGTTTTTTGACAGATGGAGATAGCGCACATATTCCATCCCCGGCTCATGCGTTTTACCAATACCGAGAATCCAGTCTGCTTCGGCTTGCTTAGACGTCTTTGCGTTAGAAACATTAGCCATGGTAAGCCATTTCTGTCCCTCCCCCGTGCCGTCAGCTTGGCAGACTGCGATAACTGGAGCATAAATTTTAGCCAGTTCTCTTGCCCACTGATATATAAAGCCAAGCGCAAGGTCATTGCGGTCAGCCTCAAACCCTTTGATTTTGTCAATCTGATCAAAGATGATAAGGGAAGGTTGTGTTTCCTCACAAATCTTTTCAACTTCTTGTTTTGATATACTCGCACGATCTACAATCTTAATTAAACCACCAGTTAACTCATAGTACTTAGCTTTGGCAGTTGGAACATCTACGAATAGCTGTGGAAGTGTGTAACCAAGGGCTGCTTGGTAACATCTGAGCATGACTTTACTTCCTTGTTCTTCGTTGTTGAACCAGAGTACAGGTCCTGCCAGTCGGTTTCGTGTTCCAGCTGAGCTAAGAATTGCTGGTATATCTGATCCATCCAGTGATTCCAGCTCTTGTAGTCTTCTTTGCTGGAGCTGCTCAGCCATGAAGGTTGTTTCTGACGCCAAGAATGTTGTTTTGCCACTTTCTGGCCTTGCGAAGATGAATCCGAAGTCACCTTTTCTGAGACTTCCGAGGGCTTGATTGAGGATTTTAAGTCGAAAGCGAAGCCCCGGCGTTGTAATAGTTCCCGTTTTAAGTTCTTCGAGGTCGTCTGTAACGAACTCAATTTGCTCAGAGATTCCAATTTCTTCTTCATTCTGTTTTTCTTCTAATAGTTTAAGTACATCAGAGGCTGTTTTCCGGCCCTCCAAGGCGCTCATAGAGGCCAAGGTAAGGTCAGATAGCCAAGCACGTTCACGAAACGATTCTAGGGCTTTTTGGCCGATTTCATCTGTAATTTGTATCTCCCTAAGTTGATCGAAGATCAATTGATAGGGAGCGTATTTATCATCGGCTAGAGAAGATGAAGATTTAAAGTATAATTCTAGTTCTTCTAATGTTAAATCTTTTTTGTATGCCTCATGGAGGGAAGTTATAGAGGCATGGATAGCTTTAAGTTCCTTCTCAACAAGAGAAGGATAAATTAAAGAAGAATACTTAACATAAAAATCATACTTTAGAAGTAGTTTAATTATAGTTAAGTTAACAATATTAAATTCCTTTATTATTTTTATTTAAGAGCAAGTAGCAAGACCTCAAGTCTTGCTCTTACTTTGTTTTTATTATTATATATATAGTAGTTTTGTTGTATATAGTTTCGTCTGTATATACCTAGATTCTACCATATTTCAGACCAAAAGTCAAGAACTTTCGATTTAATTTAAAAAGATGTGCTTTCTGGTGGGATAATCATACACTTTTTAGTAGATTCTTTTGGTAAACCAAACTTAAATTTATGCTTGTGCCATTTATACCCATAGTGAGCTTTTCTAGCAATTTTTTCTAAATTTTCATGATTCCCGCTCGCAACAGATACTAGTATATTTATTGTAGTTCTATTATATTTTTTAACAAATTTATTAAGAGAACGTAATACAAACTCTGAACGTACAATCCTTTTACTACCAATACCTTTTCTTTTACCTAGCATCTAAATATCCCTTGATTTGCATATCTGTGTGAAGCTTAGGATCATAAGCCGAGATAATTACTTTGCTCTCAAAGCCTAGCATTCTGGCAGTTTGAGAGGATTTGAATGCCTTAAGTTTGGCATCCGGATCGAACCAGAATACTAACATTTTGGCATAATTTTTAAGTCTTGTCAAGTATTCAGCATTTACATATGATCCAAAAATCGGTAATACCTGATATTGCCTACTAACTTTAATAGCTGATACAATATCTTCCACAATTACTAGAGTGTCGTCTGGTTCACCTACTAGATGTAATATGCTCTTTAAATCACCTTGGCTGTACCACTTGCTCTTTGGATTAGGGCTAAAATCCCGCCCTTGCCATGCCAACAATTGCTTATCGACCCCGTAATAAGGAAAGATTAGCATCTGTTTATACGGTGACCATTCAATATCATGGTCAACTACTTCTTGGCGTGTGATATCATATTGTCGAAGCCAGAGGCTTGCCTGAGCACCAATACTTTCAGTGGCATCGAAAGGTAGATGAATGTGTTTTTCAGTGTTAGAATTTTCTAACACCACAGTATTGGGAGGTTCATAATGACCACAGTAGTAACAAAAACCATGACCATCATTATACCTCCCAAACACCTTCGTTCTTCCGGGGATATGACACTTTGGACAAGCCTCAAACTCAACAAAAGTTGAGTCAAGTTTCATTTAGGTATCGATGAATTCAGAGATAGGATCATCAACCTGAATTTCCACTTTAGGTTCTCGCCGTGCTTCAATAAGCTTAGCTACTGCTTTATGTGGACAAGTTAGGCATTTACAATCAATAACTCCATCCTCGAATGAAGTCTTATCCATGAATTTAATTTTACAAACCCTGCACTTCATCTTCATCTGACTCTCTTTGATAATATTTCCGGCGTTTTTGTTCAGTAGTGCGCACAGCATCCCGTATAGTCCCAAAGCAATGATTACATAAGTCAACGTATTCTCCAGAGGCAACGTATTTCCTTGATGTTTCATCTGGAATTCTTAGGAGAGAATCACATGACCGACAGCGCATTAATATTAACCTCTTTAAATGATGCTAATGGCGTGTCTTTTGTAATCTCGCATGGATCACTAAATGATGCAAGTGATTCGATTTTAGCCGAAGTGAATGGTGAACGAATGCAGGATAGTTTCAACATTCCCTCTACAGCAAATAGTTTAGTCTTTGAATTAATTGTAGTTGTTTTCTTGACTAATGGCTCACATACAAACAGACTGCCAAAAGACCGTAGTCCGTCTACAGTAAAACCCAGCTTTACACTTGCAGGATTTGAATCATCAATCCAGAAACATTTGTCTTTAGTTAGTTTCATTAATTATTTCCTAGGAATTTTTCAATATGAGGCCGGTAAGTTTCATTGTAAGCACATGCACCACTTTTCCTAAAGGTGCTTACCCAGCCAGTGTAGTTATGTAGAGTACTAGTGTTCTCAACTTTCTTGTTCTTAACTAAACCAGTTGGATCACTAAGAATAGGTGCTTTAGCAATATTCTTTAGAATATACTTAACCCGGGGTACTCCTACAGAACGAATATAACCACCTTCATTAGTTTCTTGCTTACTTAGTTCTTCTATCCAGTTAGCTTGATCCTTGAACTCATAAGCCAAAGCACGCAGAAGGAAGGTGTATAGCGAATTCAAATAATTAGTCTTGCGCCAGAATGGATCACCGCAGAGGTAATACACAGTTGGATCAACTTTCTCAATAGTAGTCAGAGAAAGTCCAGCATTCTTTTCAATATCGTTCAGGATTGAGATATTCTTCTCAAATGCCTTACGATCCGGTTCATTTGGCACTGAGTACAGAAACTCTTGCTTTTCAGGATTTAGATAATTCTTGGCATCCTTCTGGTACTGAAAGCCATATACAGTGTAACTATCACCAGTAGCATGAGAAGCAATTACTTCATTAAAGTAATCACGGCAGATTACATATTGATGACATTGAACAATCTTGTCACCTTCTCTACGGCAGAAAGCCATCTTGGTAGCCTTCTGTTGCATGATTTGATTTAGTGAGTTTTCCTTAAATGGAGTTTCAATTTTCACTGCATGTATCCTTTAATAGCTTGTGCATACTTCTCAATGGTTTCTCCCTCAAGACCGGGAGCAGTATTTACTTCCAGTACGTAACACTTGTTTTGCTTTTCATTCCAGATAATGTCTACTGCCCCAAAGTCCAAGGATAGTGCGACACAGGCGGATTGGGCAAGTGCTTCCAAGCCTTCTGGTTTATTAATATTCTCTCGGCAATAGACCCACCCGGTATGGTGGTTTCTGACTTGATAGTTAACTTGCTCGTTTGGGATTTCTTGCCGCTTTCTCTTCTCTTGAATATCAATAACGGTTCCGTTGAATACATGGACTCTGAACTCCTTTTTCTTTGGAATGTATTTTACATATAGAGGTACATTAGGAAGAACACCAGCATCATGAATATTAATACCAGCCCCGCTGTGGCCGGAAAGAACAGACCTAGATACAGTCCTAATACCAGAAGCAATCCAAGCATCAGCAATGCTTTTATCACTTGTAAACTCCGGAATAGTAACGTTAGAATTTTCTAACAGTTTAAATGCTTTTAATTTATTACTAGCAGGCTCTGTATGAATAAAATTATTCAGCCACTTTTCCGGCTGATTGTGTTTATTCCAGATCGGGGTGGAACTACAGCCCCAATTAAGCACAAAATGCTTAGAGTTAAATTTAAAGGTAGTACTTTCTCTATCTACTTGCCAAACTTTATACCCTAGTAGTTCACTGCATCGTTTCGCCAGTTTTTTGGCCGACTGGCTGCCGATCTTGTAGGGAAGTAATGTAAGCTTCTGTGAAGGCATGTTGTTGATCCTTTGGTAAAGTTTTTTCTACACAATCTGGGCAAATAGCGGTATACCGATTATAACCGGCGGCATCCACTTGTTTAGTAATTCTACTGAATGGAAGATCGGCGGTGCTGGTATCTTTCTTGCATCTGCTGCATTTCTTACCCATCAATACAGATGTAACGATGGATGCAGCCCAATCAGTACCATCAAAATCTTCCATGGATTTTTCAAAGTACTTAGTATCGTTAACCCATAGAGCAGTACCACATACAGGCTGAGTGACTTGACTAATCTTTGAATAGAAGAAGTTATACTTCCCAAGAAAGTGCTTGATTGCTTCCTCTTTATCGGTGTATTGAGTAAGAGAAACAATATCAGCAGCTTCCTTATCCGAGTCAACTACTTTACCATAGATACGGATTCTTCCGGTAGCAGTGTCTCGTTCTACACGATCAATTGTATGAGTTACATAATCATCGCGCTTGAAACCAATAGTTACAGCAGCTTCAGCACCTGCACTTGCCTTCTGTACTACCGTTGATACAGCTGTTGACGGGGGAGTGATCTTTGGCTGAGTAGTTTTCTCATTATTACGGTGACCATAACCAGTGCCATATCGATTATAGTAATAATCGTCGTCGAACTCCACTCCCCCATATGTTTTTACAGGAGTTTTGTAATCTTGTTCAGACCACTTACGAGTTCTTAAATCAAACTTATAAAGCACTTCTTCGGAAAACTGCTTGTACTCATTTATTTTAGTAGATGCTCTTGCGAATGGTACAGTGAACATCCAAGGCTCTGACGCAAGCAACCATGATGAATGTGTTTCCCCTATCCATAGGGGACGCTGAGAGTTCCGGGCGCAGAAAATTGCCTTTTCTCTCTTATCATACCAGATGAATGCGTATGCTCCGTAAAGCTTCTTTAGAAGCTCAATTGCTGGAGTCTTATTTAGAGCGCGAGCTACAGCTTGGGAATCCACATTAGCTGTGTCGTCCAGAGACTTCCAATTGGAAATGCCGCCATTATGCACAAGGATAATGTTTTCCTCATGGAATGGATGGGCATTCTTGCTTGAAATATCACCAACTGTAGCTTTACGATTATGACCGATAGCTAGAATACCACTCTTGCTAGCCTTCTCAACAAATTTGTCCCAATCCTTATTCTCAAATAGAAGATGGGGATGAGTAGCCTGCTTTACAAGATAGCTTTGGTAGTTTTGATAGACAGTGAATGCACCAGTGGAATCTTTACCTCGAATTGAATCAAGGATTAGCATTTCTTCCAGTCGGTTCAGATCGGTGCTATATAGTTTGGAACTCTTATCAAGAATTCCTACAAGGCCACAAATTTTAATATGCTCCTGAGTTAAGGCGTTTATACATCGATGAGTTTTCCTGCATACGGATTGAATGTTGGGATTCAGCTTGGAACATTAGAGACAGGTCATTAATACCCTCTTGAATCATCAGTTCCAATGGCTTTTCCCCAAAGAGCTGGGCCATGTCACCGAACACTGCTGAAGTTAAAGAAAACACCGAATGAGTTTTCAACATTAATCGAAGCTTATCGACCGTTGTGTCGCTTGCGAATTTCTTAAGTGACAGAAGAATATTAATCCAAGTAATTACTTTATTAATATCCCTACTACCTGAGAAATGCCTGAACTCAACAGTCCCAAAACCGGTAGTTAAAGGTTTAAGGTTAAGACCGGTATACTTAGCCCAAAAAGTTGATAGATTAGATACTTTACCTTGTGGACCAATATGTCTTAGCAAATCATAAGTCGGAGGATAAGAGTATAAGGGCACACAGAAATTGTTTTTCTCTCTGTTATTACCTACAAAATCATATAGCACTCGTTCAAAGATAATATAAGTCATGACTAAAGAACGAAGTTGTTCAATAGTCTGATCTTGCATATTGATATGCACATGCACAGACGTTCTTACAGATGGAGTAGCTTTAATAGAATCAAGGTGCTGATACAGAGCAGACAATGCGGCGGCCGCGCGCTTACCCCTCATCGCATATGATACATACTCTAGCCCTGCACCACGTAAACTACCGTCGCTCTTGCACTGCCACATATTCTGCAATATGGCGGAGCCCTTTTTGTGGACATTCTCAATCTCCACTTCGACACCAAAAAAAGTCTCGTTATCCACTAGGCTGTAGGCTGTAGGCTTATCTAGTTCAGTCAGTACTGAACTGCTGCAAGCATCTTCAAGCCTTGCCGGAGAATTAAAAGGGAGCAGACTTGATAAGTTTTTGGAGACCATAGGCGCCGTTTTCTTCCGGGTTGAAGCTGAGGTTACCATCGCTAGAAGCCTTTCCAATAATATAGTTATAGTGATAAATGTCAAAACCATCACCCTGAACAGATAGTGCAATGGCATACCGTGGTGATAGTGCGCAGGAAGTGGCACCCTTTGATTTCTTTAGTTCAGTAATAGCACTTGCCCAAGTGAAATATTTCCTCTTGTAAGCAGCACGTAAACAACGTTCCCATGCATTACCTGTAACACCATGGCCTGTGTATCTGGCATGAACTGGACTAAGAGAGTAAGTCTTGGTATTTACCCCTTTGGAGTAACCTTGCTGAGTACTTCTTGTACATAGATATGCGTCTCTCTCAAATTGAAATAGTCCGCATTCAGGGCGGATGAACTGGAAAGTTGAATCAGTGTCATACCTTACTACATTAGACCCTAGTTCTATGGAAGAAAAACTAACTAGTGGAAAGCCACCGCTTTCATGGTCTTCCTGAATCTGTTTAATATAAACAAGCTCTGGCTCCTCATCCTGAGTTCTTTGGAAGAACACATATGAGTTTACATACCTCTGTCCAAAGTCATGCGCTAATTGGTGAAAGTCCATAGTATTTATTAATCTTTGCCAAATCCTTTACACTGCTAGTATTGATACACTGTTGAATAAGGTTACCCATTTCGTCATTTTCGAGTTGGTTACCTTTACTCACCCATTCTTTGACTGCATTGCATTGATCAAATACCCAACGCATCAGAGATTCCTTGGTGATCCAGTAATTGGATGGGGTCCTATATTCCACACCATAATCCTTCTGGCGGAATGCTCCAGCCTTACCATAGAGTTCTCGACGTTTTTTATCTTTATCAACTGCGACCAGTTGCGCACCGATGAACAAATCCATAGCTCGGATAGTTTGAATAGGATCATCTTCAGTAGCTAGATGAATATGCCCCCCTGCTGAACGGAGCATCTTGTTCTTGGAACGTGGCTTCTCATTGACTTCGAGTGCCCATGCATTGTAATCAGGCTCACAGCCAAACACACGGGCAGCAGGATTAGCCAGTTCTTTAGGAGAGAACTCAGCACTTGGGACAATTGCGAGCTTAAGCTTCATTTCTTTAGCTCGTGCTTGTAGATATTGCAGATTGTAATTGATAGATTCAACAAACTTGTCTGCGCTAGTGGCTGGAGGAATATTAAATTCTGCTGCTACATTATCTTCCTGCACAGCACAACCTGAACCAATACTCATTGGCTTCTCTTTACTGCCACCAAGTCTGCCAATTACAGAAGCAAAAGACCCATTGCTGTATTTAAAGAATAGCTCAGGGTCTGCACCTACCATTAATTGCTTACTCATGTTAGATTTTTCTCACGATTAATCCATTGCTGTTTACCGGTACGAACAAGGAATTCCTCTAGAACGTATTGAAGGAAGGGGTCAAGTAAATCATTGTCAGCCCACTCAGGATGACCTTGCACACAGAATGCTTTAGTCTTGGGAAAGTAAACCATTTCTGGTTCAATTGGATCAGCCGATTCCTGAGTCTTGTATGCATGATCAGGAAATACCATGTCACCTCGGCCACCATAGAACACATTACCCTGTCCAACAGTCCAAGCAATCAGATCATGTTCCACAAACCACGGAAACATTTGCTGATGGTGTACAGAATTAGTGAGAATTTGTTTCCCATCATATGTAGTCATCATATGATTTCCATGATGATTGTTCACATGTTGGACAAGCTTTCCACCGGACAATGCACACATCAGTTGC